GTCTGGCCTGGGCATTCCCGACGTGAAGGCGAACGACGTCGAGCGTGGTCACGCTGACGGTGATGTCGGGCAGAACGACCACTACCAGCCGCGCCCGCTGCTCGTGCCGATCACGATCGGCCCGCCGACGACACCGACCGTCGAGGAGGCGTGGGACAGGTGGGATGACTTCGAGGTCGCGTGGGCGAAGTCGTCGATCGACATCCCGATCGTCATCACCCTGCCAGGCCGCGTGTGGACCTTCCTGGGCCGTCCTCGTGGGGCGATCGTCGACGACTCGCAAGCGGCGGAGGGCAAGGCGCTCCTGCGCATCCAGGCGTCGTTCCGCTGCCTCGACCCGACCCGCTACTAGCCTGCGCCCGTGCGCGAGCCTCTGTTCGACGAGCACGGCAAGGCGAAGAACCGCGAGGACCTGTTGTCCGTCGGCGTCATCGCTGGCGGTAAGACACGCGTGACGAAGCTGTCGGAGAGCGAGCACGCGGTGACCGAGCGGCACGTGCATCCCGATGGCAAGTCCGAGGTGCACGTCACGCTCGCACCCGTCGACATCAAGGGAGAGCGTTGAGCAGCGACCCGGCACTGACGACGTGGCTCGACATCCTCGACGCCACGCAACTCGCGGTCGCGCCGCTGGCCGACACGATCAAGGTCGCGTGGTTCGACGACACCGTGACTCCGACGAAGAGCACCGACACCGCGTTCAACGTCGCACCGTGGAACGCGGGCGAACTCGCAGGTGGGTCGTACGCCGCGGGCGGGCCGACGTTGACGAGCAAGACGTTGACGATCGTCTCGAACCGCATCGTCTTCGCCGCGTCGATGCCGACGATCACGGGCCTCACTGACACGGTGCGCTACGCGCTCATGTGGGATGACACCGTGGCCGGCGACCGCATCCTGACGTGGCACGACCTCGGGTCGCTCCTCACGCTGACGGGCGAAGACCTCGTGGTCACCGCGCCCGACGGCTGGTGGCGCATCACGTAGGTGGACCTTCGCCTCTCGCCCATCGACATCGGGTTCGACGAGCCCGCACTGCGCGGGAAGATGACGCCGCAGTCGGTGCGCATCCAACCCGTCGACCTCGGGTTCGACTTCCGCGCGAACACGGCTCCGTCGTTCGACGGTCCTGGTCCCATCGTGCAGGGCATCCTCCCTCAGCCGATGTTCCAGATCGACGAGTACGTCATCACCGTCGTCGACAGGCTGGGCGCGACACACGAGACGCTGACTCCCGACTTCACCTGCACGTCGCTGCGATGGGAACGCAACGGCCTCGGTGGCGGCACGATCGCGGGGCCGATCACGTCACCGTTGCTGCACGCGTTCTTCGACGCGCAGGGGAACTGGATCGACAACCGGCTCGTCGCTGTCTACCGGGGAACGAACTTCATCAAGACCTTCGTGCCGTCACCGCACGCTGACGCGCACACGCTCGACATCGACGGCGCTGGCCGCGCGTACGACCTGTCCCGCAAGTTCGTCGGGCGGAACAACGCGCAGCCGAACCTCGCGACCAACGGCGCGTTCGACACCGACGTCGACGGGTGGACCGTCGTCGGGTCGGCGGGCCTGACGTGGGCACCGACCGAGGGCCACGCGAAGCCTGGCGCAGCGAGCCTCGTCGCGTCGTCGACGGGCGACAACTACATGCAGCAGAACATCACCGTGCCGAGCCAGCCGTTCGACACGTTCGTGTGGATCGAGGTGTGGGCGCGTCTGCCGGCCGCTGTTGCTGACGGGCACATGCCCGGCGAGGAGCTCGCCATCAAGGTCGTCGCGAGCGTGAGCGGCGTCAACGTCTTCATCGACGGCACGCAACTCGACTGGAAGCGCAGCGGCGTGTGGCAGCGCGTCGTGCTGAAGGTCTACATCCCTGGCGGGCAGACCTCGGTGCTGAACGTGCAACTGCACTCACCCGTCACCGAGTCGGTGCTGTACGACGACGTCTACATCAGGCGCGAGGAGCGGCTGTACGCGACGGGCGGACCCGAGGAGATCATCGGCGCGCTCGTGCGCCACGCACAGGACGAGAGCATCGGCAAGACCAACGTGGGCATCACCGTCGACTCGACGAACTCCTCGGGCGAGGTCGCGCTGGCGCGTGGGTACAAGTACGCGGAGCGGGCGAACATCCTCACCGCGATCCAGGAGATCAGCCAGTTGAACAGGTCGGTTGACTGGCATCTCGAAGAGCCCGCCCTCGGCCAGGCGGTGCTCACGACGTACCCGCGTCGCGGGTTCGACACCGGCAACATGAAGACGCTGACGTACGGGCACAACGTCAACCAGTTCCAGTGGGTGTGGGACACGCCGCGCCGCGCGGACATCGTCGCTTACCTCGGGCGTGGCTCGGGCGACCTCGTGAACGAGGCGTTCGCGAACGACCCCGACACCGACGTCGGCTGGGAGAAGGTGATCTTCGCCACGATCGAGGCGAGCATCGCCACGCAGGACGCGGCCGACGGTGTGCTGGCCGTCATCAAGCGGGCACGGGTGCTCCGTCTCTTCGCGCATCGTGCGTGGGATGGCGCGTTCGTGTTCGACCCGATCGAGTCGCTGTGGATCGGTGATCTGCTCCCGTGCCGACAGGTCATGGTGAACATCGACTTCGGCCCGATCCACGTGCACGAGGTCTGCCTCATCGTTGCCGTCGAAGCCACGCCGAACACCTGCGTCGCGGCGATCGACGTCATCCCCATCACCGCGATCGAGGAGGCCGAGAGCGATGAGTGACCACCGCGGGATGCCGTCTGACGTGAAGGAGCAGGCGAAGCAGAACGAGCGGCTGTACGAACTCGAGCGGAAGTCGCGGCTCGACGACGACGCAGCGGTGCAGGACGGGTGCTGCATGACGTACTGCGCCTTCAAGTCGGGGTCCTCGACGCTGACCCCCGGCGCGACGGGCACGTTGACGTTCAACATCAAGCGGGCGATGCGAGGCCGGGTGCTCGTGTGGGGCACGGCAGCGGCGATGCTCGCGGCCGACACCGATCTGTTCTTCGGCGGGCGGATCAGTGTCGGCGGGACGTTCTACGACCCGCGCATCACGGAGCGGAGCCAGGCCGCGGCGGTTGGCGACCGGGTGAGCGTCGCGCCGATGGTCGCTGTCGACTTCTCGATGGGCTCCGACATGGCAGTCACACTCGAGGTGGCGAATCACGCGGGCGGCACGCTGACCTGGCTGAGCGGCGCGCTCCTCGCGCACGTGTTCTACACACGGTCGGGTTCGCTGGGCTGCTCGCCGCCCATCGGCGGGACGGGTGTGTGATGCGCGTCGCGTGGCTGTGCGAGGCGCCGACGTGGGGCCCGGCGATGCGGGCGCTGGCGGTGCTGGGACCAGGGACGGACGTCGAGGGCGTGGTGCTGGGCCAGCGATCCGAGGTGGACAACGAAGTGCTGATCGCGGAGCGGGTGCCGTTCGTGCATGTCGGGTGCTGCGGTGACGACTCGATGGAGCACCACCTCGCGCGGACCGAGGCCGACGTGCTCGTCGCTGACGCGTGCTGGGCGCCGCTGGCAGCTGCGGACGGGCGGCCGTACATCACGCTCGGGATGCACGGTGCCGGCGAGTGGGACCTCGACTCGATGCCGCTTCACCCGTGGACGTGGCAGGCGCTCCCTCGACGGGTCGATGTGCGTGCCCTGTTCGACGTGCCCGAGGACGTGCCGGTCGTGGCGATCATGTCGAACGCGACCCGTGTGAACGTGATCGAGAACGCGGTCGCGCGGTGGGCGCCGTCGCACGCCGTGGTGGTGAGCCTGCACGGCCCGTTCGTCGCTCGCCGCATGGTCGGCGCGGACCTCGTGGTGACGAGCGCGGGCTGGGCGTCGTCGTGGGAGGCCCGCTGGTCGGGCGTGCCGTACGTGCTCGTCGACGTGGGCGGTCCCGACCAGCCGCGCCGCGCCACGCACACGTTCGACGAGGCACGCGAGGCGGTGAGCGCCGTGACGCTGGCCGACCTGTCGCCGGGTCATACGGCCCAGCCCGAGGACCACGTGACAGACTTCTGTGCCGTGTTGAGGAGGCTCGCGTGAGTTGCTACGAGAAGGCGACGGGATGCTCGCACGAGCAGCCGGGCGCGAGGGCGCTGTACGACTACATCCTCCGTGACCACGCGCTCGCCGGGCTCGGCATCTACAACTGCCGTCCGCCGCGGCTCCAGGTGTCGGGCTACTCGACGCACGCCGAAGGGCGCGCGCTCGACATCACCGCGATGCCCGTCTCGTCGAACGCGATCCCTGTCGGCTCACCGGCAGACGTCGCGATCAAGCGGTGGCGCGAAGACCTGATCTGGCACCACGTCGACTTGGGCGTGCAGCGCATCCTTTACAAGTCCGACGAGTGGCGGTGCGACACGGGCTGGCGAACGGTGTCGGTGTCACTCGCGAAGCTTCACCAGAATCACATGCACGTCGAGTTGACCCGAGCGTCTGCGCTCACGCTGACCACCTCCCACATCAGTGCCGTCCTCGCGGGCGGGACAGGAGACGACATGACCCCTGCTCAGGAAGCGAAGATCGACCATCTTCAGGCGACCCTCGACGGCTACTTCGGGATCGACAAGACGACGGGCAAGGCGCTCGACATCAGAGCGAAGATCGACGCGAACTACATCGGGCTCTACGGCGACGACCACGCCGACCTCGTGGCCGGACGCGTCCTCTCACTCGAGGAGAAGATGGACGCGGTCATCGCGCACCTCGGGATCACGATCACCTAACACCCAGCGAAAGGAATCGTCCGTCATGGACCTCACCGGAATCATGGGCGTCGTCGGCCTCGCCGCTCTGACACTCACGTTCGTCGACTTCCTGAAGAACCTCACGCCGCCCGACCACGACTACAACTCGGCCATCACGCAGTTGGTCGCGTGGGTCGCCGGGCTCGTGGCCGTGTTCCTCTACGGCGAGTCGCAGTTGGGCGACACGATCACGATCGGCAAGACGACGCTCGACCACGCCGACACCGCGACGAAGATCATCGTCGGCCTGTCGATCGCGTCGCTCGGGAGCACGTTCTACAAACTCACGAAGTCGATCGACAACACCGACTCGAACAAGCAGCCACCGCTCGTCGGTCCGCCTGGCCCGTAGCAGCACGCGCAGTGCGGTACCGTGGGCGTGCCTTCCCCTTGGCCGGGGCGGCACCTCACGGGTGGCCCCGTTCCTACGCACCTTCGGTTGACTAGGCATGGTCTCTCGGGTGCGTGGTAGCGGGGCCGCCTCGCGTCTGCTTTAGCGGGGTATGTCACACCCCTGCGGTAGGGTTACGGCAGCACCGCGCGGTGCGGTGCAAGAACGGAGAGACCATGCCTGAGATCCTTCCCCTACCTGCCCATTTCACGGCGCCTATGGACGCGCCATCCCTCGGCGACATCATGCGTGACGAGGTCGTCGAGGTGGGCACCGACCTCCCGAGCCGGTGGCAGATCAGCGATGACCGTGGTGCCGAGTGGGCGATGCGGATGCTGGTCAGCATCGAGTTGAAGCGCGAGGGCGTGCGCACGCAGGCCGCCGCGTGGATGCAGCAGATCGTCGACTGGCTCGAACACGAGGAGAAGCCCCTGTCCCGCGCGTCGAACTACTTCGACGGGCAGCTCCGCACCTACGCGTTGGCGAGGCGCGCCATCGACGACGACGCGAAGACCCTGCGCCTGCCGTCCGGTGACGTGAAGACGACCGGCCACAAGCCGACGATCAAGATCACCGACGAGCCGGCCCTGATCCAGCACCTGCACTTTATGAAGCGTGAGGACTTGATCCGCAAGAAGGAAGACGTGCTGGTCTCCACGCTGAAGGACGCGGTGCGCGTCGAGCGTGACCCCGCGATCTACACGGTCCACATGGACTGCGGTGACACGTTCGACACGACGGAGCCCGACGTCCGGTTCTGCCGGATGTGTGGCGTCGAGGGCGCGGTGATGGAGCAGGAGGTCATCGCGCACGAGCAGTGGACCGCGTACCTCGGCAAGAGCCACGTCGTCGTGCCTGGCGTCGAGGTTGTCCCGCCGCACACCGAGGCGACGGTGGTGACCCGATGAGCGACTTCCTCATGGAGCCGACGAACAACATCGAGCGAGCGGCGCAGGCCATCGCCGGCGTCATCGTCGAGGTGCTGAGCGAGCATCCCGACCGGGTCATCGGTGCGTTGTCCGCGTGTCTGAGTGTGTGCAACGCGGCGGCCGACCTGGGCGGCGCGATCGAAGCGGCGCTCGTTGACGAGGGCCTCACGCAGCCCGGCGACGAGGCGGTGATGCAAGCGGGCGAGCAGGTGATGCTCCTCGGGATGCTCACGTTGAACGCGCTCACGGAGCGGCTGATCGTGCTGGTGCCTCCCGGCCGTGACGTGCCCGTCGCGGAACTGCGCGTCGGTGCGTTCTTGACGGAGGCGTCCGATGAGTGAGGACCGCTGGGTCGAGGCGCTACCCGTCCGAGCGATCGACGTGATCGCGCCGTTCTCCCCGTACGTGGAGACCTACTGGCTGCCGACCGTCGGGCCGTCGTGTGTGTGGCTGTACCGACGGTTCGTGCAGTGGCTGGCAGCCGAGCCCGATGGGCTCACCGTCGACATCGAGGAGGTCGGCCGGATGGTGGGCTTGCACGGCGGGACGGGCAAGCAGGCCGTCGTGCAACGCACACTGAAGCGGCTCGACCAGTTCAACCTTGTGGACGTCGAGGGCTGGAAGATCGGTGTGCACGTGATGCTCCCGCCTATCTCCGAACGGCAGGTGCTGCACCTGCCCGAGCGACTTCAGCGAACGCACACTGCACCCGCGGTGTGCCCTACCGTTACCCCCCTGTAGTACCGACCTCAACCGATAGGAGAGACCATGCCGAATCAAGACACCACGACGGGCACCGCGACGAGCCGTGCCCGTCAACCCCGCCGCGCAGTCCGCAAGCAGGGCTCCGCGCGGTTGGCCCTCTCAGGGCCGTCCGGTTCGGGGAAGACCTGGACGGCTCTGAGTGTGGCTGAGCAGTTGGGCCAGCGGGTCGTGTTCATCGACACGGAGCCCGGCGACGCGGGACAGACCGCGTCTAGCTACTACTCGGATGCGTTCCGCTTCGACGTGATCGAGTGGGCCGCGCCGTACGACCCGCGTGACCTGACGTTGACGATCAAGGAGTTGGCGACGTTGCCGTGCCCGGCCGACGGGTTCTGGCCCGGCGAGCCTGGCTACGAGGTGTGCGTCGTCGACAGCGGCTCCCACTTCTGGCAGGGCGACGGCGGGACGCTCGACATCGCGGATCAGCGGTTCAGCGGGTGGAAGGTCGCGAGCCCGGTGCAGCAGGACTTGATCGACGCGATCCTCCGCTCACCGATGCACATGATCTTCTGCACGCGGGCGAAGCAAGCCTACGAAGTGAACGAGGTCGTGAAGGACGGCCGCACGAAGCAAGAGGTCGTGAAGTTGGGCATGGCCCCGATCCAACGCGCCGACCTGGAGTACGAGTTCCAGGTCGTCGTGATGATGGACCAGGACCACGTGATGTCGATCGGCAAGACGCGGTGCCAGGCCCTCGCGGGCATGGCGTTCAAGGCGGACCATCAGGGCGAGTTCGCGGCGATCTACAAGCAGTGGCTCGAAGCGGGCGAGGTGCTGGTCCGCCAGGCTGACGCCGACCTGATCCGCGACGCGCTGAACACGGTGCCGGGTGAGGCGAGGGCCGCGGCGAAACAGGCGTGGCTCAACGAGTTCGGGCATCCGTCGTTCCTCGTGGAGGATCGTCTGGCCGCGGCGTGGTCGTGGCTGAGCGGCACGGTGGGTGTCGATCCTCACCCGTTCAAGCCGGAGCCTCCCGTCGAGGAGGACGCGCCGACCACCTGCGCTGTGTGCGGGCTGACGGAGGCCGCGCGGTGGCACGATGCGGCGGCCCCGCAAGGTGCCCCCAGGGAGGCCGCCCAGGAGCCCCAGGAACCGCCGACCGAGGCAGGCCCTACCCCTGGCCCCGAACCGGACCCCGGCCCCCCCAGCGAGCCCCAGGCCCCGCCCGAAGAGGAGCCTGCCCCGAGGCCATCCGAGGAGGGGGAGCCCACGCCCGAGCACACCGCAGCGGACGTGCGCGCCGCGTACGTCGAGACCCTGCGTGCCCTGCCTCCCGTCGACCTGACGGCCGCGCTGAAAGAGGCCGGGCTGCCGGTGGGCGGGTCGGTGGACGTGCGGATCACCCGCCTCGCGAATCACGTGCTGGGCGAGTGAGCGTCTACGCGACGACAGCGGTGTGGAAGCACAGCCGGGCAACGGGGGCTGCCCGGCTCGTGCTCCTCGCGTTGGCCGACGAGGCATCGAGCGAAGGGCTCGTCGACCACTACAAGCGGAGCCGCGCACATCTGATGGCGAAGACGTTGGTGAGCGAGCGGCAGGTGACACGGGCGATCGCGGACCTTGTCGCCCTCGGCGAACTCGTCGTGACCGAACGAGGGACCGGGCGCACGGTGTCTTCGTACGCGATCGTCCTGCCGGGCCTCGACGCGATGGCAGGGCAGGGGTGCCACGGTGACACCCCAGCCCCCACCACCACGGCACGGCAGGGGCGCCACAGTGGCACCCCTCTTAGTAAGAGGAAAACCCGATCTATCCCATCCCTACCCGGTATCCCCCTTGCGGCTGCCGCCGCTGACGGGCCAGCACCCGATCCCATCACTGCGCTCGCAGACTCGATCGCGCGCGACGAGTGGGAGCGCCGCAAGGTGAAGCCAGTCGCTGGGTTCATGGCGATGCGCGCGCGGATCATCGAGTGCCTCGATGCCGGGCACACCGAGGAGGAGCTGCGACGTGTGCTCCCGACGATGAAGGTCTTCTCTCAGAACGCGTTCGACTTCATGCTCAACGGCGGGCCAGGCAAGCGTGGCAAGCCGGTGGTCGATGACAGTGCGCAGCGCGCGCTGCCTGCGGGCAAGGTTGAACTGTGAGCCGGTGCAGGTCGTGCGGGGCCGAGGTGCTGTGGTGCCGCACGACGACCGGAGCGCGGATGCCACTGAACGCTGAGCCCGACCCCGAGGGGCGGTTCGTCCTTGAACGCGGTGTGGCAGTCAGCGTGATCGACGCGAAGAACCTGGACCGCTACACGTCCCACTTTGCTACGTGCCCGAACGCGGCCGACCATCGGAAGGAGAAGTGATGCACGGGTTTGATCGAACGACGACGGTCTCAGTCTTCCTCGACGACTCACCCGTCCTGAAGGACACCGGACCCTTTGAGCCGGGGCTGCACCGCAGCGAGTGGGCGGCCTTCGAGCCGTGCCCGAAGTGCGGTGTTGTCCAGCACCGCAGGATCGTCCTACGGGTAGACGTCGACGATGAGTGACGAGCCCTCGAAACTCTCGAAGCACCTCGAACGGATCCGCGAGAAGTACGGCACCGTCGACGACACGGATGACCTGTTTCCCGAGGAGGCCGACGCGATGCAGGTCCGCGACCTCGCCGGGCTGGCACGGGCGCGGTGGGCGGCGATGGTCCCGCAACGGTTCGTGCGGGCCTCGCTCGACGACTTCGCGACCGACGAGCGGGTGCACGCGATGGCGACCGAGTGGGCCGACCACGCGGGCGGCCGCAACCTCGTCCTGTTCGGCGCGGTCGGTGTCGGCAAGACCCACCTGGCGGTCGCGGCCTGCCGACCCGCGGCAGAGCGTGGGCTCACCGTCGAGTTCGTGCCAGCGGTGGAGATGTTCGACCGGCTCCGACCAGGCGGACCGGAGGACGCGCTCGACGATCTGTGCGAGTGCGACCGGCTCATCATCGACGACCTCGGTGTGGAACGGCCGACCGACTGGACCGCCGAGCGGCTGTACCTCGTGGTCAACCGGAGGTGGCTCGACGAACGGCCGACAGTAGTGACGACGAACCTCGAATCGAAGGACCTCGCCGCAGAGGTGGGCGCACGGATGTTCAGTCGGATCGTGGGCTCGGACGCTGTGGGCATCAGGTTGAACGGACCCGACAGGAGGAGGAAGCAGCCATGACCCGCAACGAAGAACTCGCGCTGGTGATCCAACTCGCCTGCATCACCGAGGACCGCGACGACGCCGAGCAACGAGCCCTCATCGCGTGGGCGTGGGACTGCGACAAGGACCACAACCGCAACACGATCACGAACAGAGCTCGACGTGCGCCGAACTTCGAACTGCAAGACCTCGTGTCGCTCGTGCAGATGACGAGGGTGATCGAGCCGGAGCGCAAGCAGCACGAGGTGAAGAACCCGAACCGATGGAAAGAGACGTGGGCGATGTGGATCGAGGGCCGATGACCGACGAACTCGACGACCCGCCGAAGCCATCCGAGTGCAGGTGCGGAGGCACCGGCTGGATCTTCGTACTCGAGGGGTACGTCCGTGCTCACGTGAAGAACCCCGACGACGAGGTGCGCGCGGCTGGGCTCCGCAACAGCGTGTACCCGTGCAAGTTCCACAACAGCAGACGGTTCGGCCGGTGGGCTGGCGGGCACTACGAGCGGGACCACGACGAGGCCGAGTGCGCCGAGTGCTCGACGAGGTTCCCGTCCTTCGTGCGCCGGCGGAAGCGTGCCGTGCCCGTCACGACTTCGATGCCCTACAAGGACACCGAGTGAAGCGGGGCGGTCCGCTCAAGCGGAAGACCCCGCTGCGACAGCAGTCGGTGAAGGCACGCAGCCAGGTCGCGCAGCGGCGTAAAGTCGTAGCGCAGGTGATCGAGCGTGACGGTGCCGTGTGCTACGGCCACGAGGTGCTCCCGATGCTCCACTGCTTCGGTCCTCTGGACCCCCATGAGATCGTGCCCCGCGGTCGACGGCCGGGCGGGCACCTCGATCCCGAGAACGTCCGCATGGTGTGCCGTGCACATCACGAGTGGGCGCACGGGAACCCGCTGCTGGCCGACGTGGTCGGTCTGCTGAAGAAGGAGCGACATGGTGAAGATGGCGAACCTCGGTGAGTTCGAGGGGTCGAAGGTCACGACCTCGACGGTGAAGGTGACGAACGCGGGCGACGGTCTGTCGCAGGCGATGAAGATCGAGCCGGTCGCGTATAAGCGGCACGAGCGGCTGGTCCTGGTCCTCGACTGTGTGGTGACTGATGTGACGTTCGGGGATGGCGACATGCCCGACGCGGCGACGCGCATTCACAAACTGAAGGCGGGCACCGCGATCGTGGTGGAGCGTGACCTCGTGGCGGCGATGCTCGACGAGCAGGCCGAGCGGATCAAGCAGGCGAAGGAAGACGCAGCGGGCATCCTCACCCTCGAAGGCACGCGACCGAAGTTGCCGAAGAAGCCGACGAAGGCACCGGCGAAGAAGACGTCGAAGCGCGCGCTGAAGGCAGTCGAGCAGTGACGTACGAGTTGCAGTTCTACCGGACCCGCTCGAAGAAGCCCTCGCAGCAGTTCTCGTGGCGGCTCGTCGCGCCGAACGGCAAGAAGGTCGCGGGTGCAGGCGAGGGGTACGCGCGCAAGATCGACTGCGCGGCCGAGGCCGACAAGGTGGTCAACCCGAACCTCGACATCGAGACGGTGTATCGCTGGTGACGCACGCCGAGTTGCAGGAGCAGGTGGTCGCGTTGCTCGGCATCTTCGGCTGGCAACACCTCCACGTGCGCACGACCCTCGGCAAGGTCCACGGCCACTACCAACATCTGACCGCGACGAACGTGCTCGGCTGGCCCGACCTCGCGCCGTGCTGGTCGCCACGCCAGCCGGGCCGCATCCTCGCGTTGGAACTGAAGGTGCCACCCGACAAGCCGAGCAACGCGCAACGCGCTGTGCTGCGCGACCTGGCCGCGTCGGGCATCGAGGCGCACGTCATCCGACCGGACGACATCACTGACCGACTGCCCGCGCTGCTCGGCCAGGCGGCCTACGGCTGGCGGGACATCCCCGCCTACATCAACACGATCGAGGAGGAACTGTGAAAGACCCCGTGCTCACCAAGATCCGAGAGTCGCGCCTGCGGCTCGCGCAGATCGAGCGCACGCAACGCGCCGAGTTCAACGTACGACGGAAGCTGTACGCGCAGGCCCGAGCGAAGGGCATCCCGCTCCGGCTGATCGCGCAGGCTGCCGGTGTGTCGGAGGGCGCGGTCTCACTGGCGCTGCGCCCCGACCGTGACACCCCGCTGAAGGAGTCCACCGCATGACCGTCGAGCGCCGTACCGAGTTCCACCCGATGCGTGAGATCGAGACCGAAGGGCACTTCGTGCAATCGGTCCACGACCGCAAGGGCCAGCGCCTTCCGGCTGGCGACGTGAACATCCTCGCCAACAACCCGATCCACGGCATGACGATCCTGTACGTGTACGACCCCGAGACCGGGGCCCTCGTCGGGCAGCAGTGGACGTTGAACGTCGAGCGCACGTGAACGAGCAACTGGACTTCGCCTCGTACCCCGTCGTGGACTACCCGACCGGGCACGTCGGCCCGCCTGACGGACTGACGATCGAGCAGGCGTTCCTCGCGTTCCACCAAGACAACCCGCACGTGTACCGGGAACTGGTCGCGCTCGCCCGCCAGGCCCACGCGCGCGGCGTGCGACGCATCGGCATGAAGATGCTGTTCGAGGTGCTGCGGTGGAACGTCGCGCTGCGCACCGGAGGCGACGACTTCAAGTTGAACAACAACTACACGTCGTACTACGCGCGGCTCATCATGCTGCACGAGCCCGACCTCGACGGCATCTTCGAGACCCGACAACTACACGCACGGGAGGAACCGTGAGCACGCTGACGTTCGGACCGCACGTGCGCTTCGAGTTGCGCGACTACCAGGTCGACGCGCTCGACCGCATCGCGGCTGCCGAGGAACGCGGGTGCCGCAAGCAGTTGGTCGTCGCCGCGACCGGGCTCGGCAAGACCATCATCTTCGCGGCGCTGGCCGAGCGGCGAGGAGGTCGCACGCTGATCCTCGCCCACCGCGACGAGTTGGTCGCGCAGGCCGCGGCGAAGGTGCGCGAGGTGTGGCCCGGCGTGGATGTCGGGATCGTCAAGGCAGACCTCGACTACGTTCACAGTCAGGTGGTCGTCGCCTCCGTGCAGACCCTCGCTCGTCAGCCACGGCTTGCACGGCTGGCGGCGACCCCGCTGTTCAACCTCGTCGTCGTCGACGAGGCCCACCACACCGCGGCCGCGACGTACCGCCGTGTGCTCGACGCGTTCGGCGCAGGGAAGGTGAACGGCCCGCTCCTCCTCGGCGTGACCGCGACACCCGACCGTGGCGACGGCAAGGGCCTCGACGACCTGTTCGACGAGATCACGTTCACGGCCGACATGCTGTGGGGCATCCGCGCCGGGTACCTCGCTGACGTGCGCGGGCTGCGCGTCCACATGGACAGCCTCGACCTCGGGTCGGTGCGCACACGGCACGGTGACTACGACCAGGGCCAGGTCGGCGCCGCACTCGAGGACGGCAACGTCGACCAGTTCGTCTACCGCGCGTGGCGTCAGCACGCGTCGGACAGGCAGACCCTCGTGTTCACCCCGACCGTCGCGACCGCGGCGATGGTCGCGAACTACTTCGTGCGGTGCGGCGTGCGAGCCGAGTGGGTGTCGGGCGAGACCCCGCTCGACCAGCGGCGGGCTCTGCTTCGCCAGTACGCGAACGGCGAGGTGCAGGTGCTCGCGAACTGCGCGGTGCTCACCGAGGGGTACGACGACCCGCGCACGGACTGCATCGTCGTGGCCCGCCCGACGAAGAGCCGCGCGTTGTACGCGCAGATGGTCGGCCGTGGCACGCGCCGTCATCCCGAGAAGGACGACCTGCTGGTCCTCGATGTCGTCGGTGCCACGCTCGCCCACTCCCTCGTCACGGTGCCGTCGCTGTTCGGGATCGAGGAGGAGGAGGACCGCAAGCGGGCCGAGACGACACCGCTGAGCGTTGTGCTTCAGGAACGCGACGACAGACTGGTCGCGCTGGGCAGGCTCACCGCGGTCGAGGCCGACATGTTCAGGCAGTTGCGAGGGACGGGCATCGCGTGGGTGCGGATCACCGATCGGCGCACCGGCAACGTCGTCTCCTACGAACGGTCGCTCGGCGGGAAGAACCGACCCCGCGTCGTGGTGCGCCACGACATCAGGGGCTGGATCGCGGAGGTGGCCCCGCACGAGGGACGACCGAAGACCCTGATCGCGGACGTCGCACTCGAAACCGCGCAGGGCGTGGCCGAGGACTTCATCCGCAAGCAGAACGTCGGCGCGCTCGTCAGCCTCGACGCGCCGTGGCGACACCGCGAACCGAGCGACCGGCAGATCGCGGCCGCGTTGAAGTGGCGCCTGCGCATCGACCCGAACTGGACGGCCGGCGAGTTGTCCGACGCGCTCGACAGGCACATCGCCCAGCGCAAGCGTCGGGGCTAGGGTTCCCGCCCAATGGCCGAACGGCGGATCGTCTACCTACCCGTCGCTGACCTCGTGTCCGCGCCACGCAACGCGAAGGGCCACGACGCCGAAGCGATGGAGAAGTCCGTCGACGCGTTCGGGTGGATCGAGCCCGTCGTGCTCGACGACCGCACGGGCATGATCGTCAGCGGCCACGGCCGACGTGACCATCTCCTCGACGCAGAGCTCCACGACGCGGACCCGTCACCGTTCCTGGCCGACGACTCGCTGCGCATCATCGACGGGCGGTGGTGCACACCCGTCGTTGTCGGCTGGGCGTCTGTCGACGACGCGCACGCCGAGGCCGCGGGCATCGCGTTGAACCGTGTCGGTGAGGGAGTGTGGGAGCGGGGCACGTTGGCCGACGCGCTCGACGACCTCGTGGAGAAGTACGGCGAGGCGATCGGGTTCACGGCGATGGACCTCGACGACCTGCGCCTGTCGATCGCACCGCCGATCCTCGACGACCTCGCGGACAAGGTCGGCAAGCACGACCCCGCCGACGCGTGGCCCGCGTTCCGCCTGCGTCTCCCGCCCCACCTCCTCGACCGGATGAACGCGTGGTGGTCCTCACTCGAGGGCGCCGACGACGTAGCAAAGGCTGAGGCGCTGACGTCGTGAGGGTTCGGCTGCTGCTCTCGTACTGGTACTACCGCGACCACGACCTCGACGAGTTCGCGCGCCGCTGCTCGATCGACGGGGAGCCTCCCGACATGTGGGCGGACTCGGGCGCCTACTCAGCGATGACGAAGGGCGCGGTCATCACGTGCGACGAGTACGCGGCCTGGCTCCACAAGTGGGAGCACCTGTTCAGCGCGGCGTGCAACCTCGACGTCATCGGCAACTCGAAAGGGACGATGGCGAACCAGCGCACGCTCGAACGGCTGGGCTGCGCGGTGCTGCCCGTCTACCACATGCGCGACGAGGACCCGAAGGTGCTGCGCAAGATCGCGGCCGAGTACCCGTACGGCTGTCTCGGTGGGATGGCTGGCACGGGTGTCCCGCCGTCGGTGTGTATGCGGTGGATGGTCGACTCGATGATGCGGGTGAAGGGCAGCGAGATCGTGTGGCACGGGCTCGGCGCGACGGGTGACGCGGTGCTCGGCGGGCTCCCGCTCTACAGCGTGGACTCCTCGTCGTGGCTGGCCGGTCGACGCTGGGGCTACTACCCGCTGTTCGACTCCACGACGGGACGGAGCGAGCAGGTCCGCATCGGTGACAACGTGAGCATGGCGAAGCACGGCCGTCTCCTGCGCCGCCTCGGGTTCGAGCCACGCGAGTTGTACGGCGGCCGACGCGGCGGGCCACCGTTGCCCGTGCGTGACGCGCTGGGCCTCGCGACCTACAGCGAGGTCGAGGCGTGGGCACGTGAACGGCACGGCCCCGTCGTGCGCGCCGACAGGCCCGACGACGAACCCGGCCTGCGGATGTACGCGGTGAGCGGCGGCGGGTTCGACCTCCCACAGAACGCGGTGCAGGTCCTGGCCGAACGGAGGGCAGCGGCGTGACGTTCGACGACCTGGCCGAAGCGGTCGCACCGACACGCGCCGAGGTGGTCGGGCACCCGCTCTACTACGCGCTCGACTCCCTGCCCCGCCTGCGCCTGTTCATGGAGCACCACGTGTGGGCCGTGTGGGACTTCATGTCTCTGCTCACTGCGTTGCAGCTGCGCACGACGTGCACGTCCGTCCCGTGGCTCCCGTCACGGTCGCCGGCCGCGGCCCGCTTCGTGAACGAGATCAAGACCGGCGAGGAGTGCGACACCTACGGCGAGGGGTTCATCGACCACGTGTCGATGTACCGGCTGGCGATGGTCGAGGCCGGTGCGAACCTCACCGCCATCGACGCGACCCTTCGCCACCTCCACGCGCCAGGCCAGCAGTGGCATCTCCCCGAGGTGCCCCGCATCGCACGGAAGTTCGGCGCACCGCCGGGCGCCGAGCGGTTCCTCACGACCACGTTCGGGATCATCGGCACGGGCAACCTGCCCGCCATCGCCGCGGCGTTCACGCTCGGACGCGAGCAACTGATCCCCGCCATGTTCGAGCCCCTCCTCGCTGGGCTCAGCAACGGTGGCGCGACCCTGCGCCACTACCTCGACAGGCACATCGAACTCGACGGTGAGAGCCACGGGCCGCTGGCCCGCGGGCTGGTCGAGGCCGTGTGCGAAACCGAGGAGGACTGGACGTCAGCCCGGCGCGCCGCGGTCGCGGCCGTCATGGCTCGACGTCAACTCTGGACCGACACCCTCGACGCAATGGTGAAAGGAACCTGAATGACCACCGTCACGAACAACGACCACGCCCCCGTCGGCGCGCCGCTCCCGCCGAAGCCGGTCGACCTCGACACGCTTGAGCGTGGCGTGACCCTGCTGCTTCAAGGGCTCGGCCAGTCCGACAAGGCCGAGGTGATGGCGAACACTCCACGGCGCATCGCGGAGATGTACGGCGACATCATCAACGCGGCGTGGTGCGACATCGAGATCCCGTGGAAGACGTTCCCGAACCCAGCGAAGGACGACGTCCTCATCACCGTGACGGACTGCCACTACGTGTCGATGTGCGAGCACCACCTGATGCCCGCTCTCGGCGTGGCCCACTTCGCGTACGTGCCCGACCAGAAGATCACGGGGTACTCGAAGGTGAAGAAGGGACTGAACTACCTCGCACGCCAGCCGCAGTTGAACGAGCGTCTGCTCGTCGACACCCTCGACGCGCTCGAAGCGGTGCTCGAACCGAAGGGCGTCGCGCTCTCCCTCGCGTCGATCCACATGTGTCTGATCTGCAAGTCCAACGCGCCGAGCCAGGAGGTCGTCGTCGTCACCGGGTATCGGGGCATCCTGCGCGATGACCCGTGGCGGCGGGAGTTCCAGTCCCTCGCCACCTCGAAGCCTCACGTGTTCGGTGCCTGACGCCGAGGCCCTTGCCGATCGGCTGAGGCAGAGCGTGCAGGGATGCACGCTGCACATCCACGGCCCGGTGCAAGCCTGGTCCGCGATTGCTGACGCTGGCGTCGAGGCGGCCGTGCTCGCCATCATCCAGACGAAGTGCTCTGACAAGATCACCGCCATGAGCGCGGAGGGAGTCCCGCTCGACGATCCTCGCATCCGCAAAGAGGTACTCACGTTCGCGTTCTGCTACGCGCTCCTCAGCCACGCAGGGTGTCTCGCATGAGGCGCGTCGTGTGCGTGATCGGCAAGGGGAAGAACTGCCCCCCTGAGATAGAGCTCGACGCGTACGACGTCGGCCGAGTGGTCGGTGAGCGCGACGACCTGGCCCTCGTGTGCGGCGGGCTCGGCGGCGTGATGGACGCGGCTGCTCGAGGAGCGACGTCGGTCGGTGGGCTCGCGATCGGACTGATCCCCGCGTCTCCGTATCAGCCGCCGTCGAGCGGACTGTCGATCGCACTCCGCACGGGCCTGACGATCCCGTTTCGCAACGCGCTCGTCGGGTCAGTGGCCGAGGTCGGCGTGGTGCTCCCCGGCTCGGACGGCACGATGCAAGAGGCCAGCGTGATGGTCGAGCGTGACGTGCCGATCATCGGTTACGGGAAGCACGACGACTGGCCGACGTCCGCGCTCGCGTGCGCGGCGTGGGCCGTCGACATGGACGCGCTGCGCGGGCTCCTCGCCGCGGTCCTCACTCCGGTCTGATTAAAGACAGCACCCGCTATCTGCCGGGCTCGTCGCTCTCGGCAGCGGCTGCCAAGTTGTAGCCGCTCTCCGCTGGCGCCGATAACTGTCAAGTTGGTCTCCCTGGGCTGGGCGTTTTGGGTCGTTTCCCCTGCTCAGAGCGCCGCGAACTTTCGGCAGCTGCTGCCAAACAAAGTCCTCGGGATGTGCGTCTGTGGTGGCATCGCCCCAGCCCCGACCCTACCTTTAGGGGGGTAAAGAACCTTGAAAACTAAAGAGGTAGGTAGGGATGGAGCCCCCAAAGGGAAGTCCACCTACTGAGAGCGGACTGGGACCTGCGAAGGCCGAGCGTGATGCAAGGGCTGAGCCGAAGTGCAGGAGGTCCGGGGAAGTGCAGCCGAGCGACGGGGTGCACGTGTTACCCGAAGTCCCGTGAGGGGCGGAGTCGAGCAAGTCGAGAGTGTGTGTGACCCCGAACGTCACGACACTCCCGCTGCAACACCAGTGAAGCCCTGCGCCTCGGGGCATCGGCTGGGTGCAGCACACGTAGGGACGGAGAAGAAACCGGGCGACCGGCAGATGGGCTGAAACAAGAGAGCCCCGATTCCCAGTGACCGTGTGCTGCGCCCAGTCGGTGCCTCGCACGGAGTGCTTCCACTCCACGACAGAGACCACGACCACGACCACGACCACCCGATCGGAGAGCACCAATGTTTCAGTGCGCCCTGCACCGCCTGGCCCTGACCGTCCACCTCGTCCACCACATCGTGGTGGGCAACCTGTTCTGAAAGGACAACGACCATGACGACCAACACCGACCGACTGATTGCCGAACGGCTCGACGCAATGGCGACCGAGCAAGCGGCGAGCGAGGACTCCCTGAAGCGGGAGCTCCGAGAGGTCATCAGCATTGCCGAGCGCACCCTCACCGAAGTCGAGGGCGGGTTCAACATCACCACCGACCCCGCATTCATTGCCCGGCACGCGGCTGAGGCCGCGGCGTTCGCGGCAGAGCGGCAGAACCTGGCGAGGGAGCACCGCATCCTTCGGTCCCTCGTCGAGCGGGCCGCGAAGGCTGACGCCCTCGACTCCCTTGAGCGGGACATCGACAGCGGGGAGATCACCTCGATCCGTGCGTTCATCGGAGACGAGGAGGTCTCGGTCGATGACGCGTTCAGGGCAGTGGCCGAGGAGGCCGCCGCGATGATTCAGAACCGCAAGGACAGAGTGGCAGCAGACGCGAAAGCCCGCCGCGCAGCACAGCGGCGCAACCGATAGGAGAGAGACCATGCCGAATCTGACGAACGAATCTGTAAGCAACGGACTGGACCTAGCGGTGGACGCGGGGCAGATCGACCAGTGGTTCCCGCGCACCACGAGGTCGGGAGCCCAGCGGTGGGTCGTGTGGATCGCGGACTACTCAACCCGTGAGCCCCTGGTCCTGACGAAGCGTGAAGTCCACGTCCTCCTCGTCGGCCTGATGACGGCGAGCAAGCATCGGGAAGAGGAGGTGCGGCGCAACCCGATGCAAGTCCGCGCCGCCACCGAGACCACGGTGCGAGCAGTGAAGATCCTCGGCCGAGACGACGACGACGAGACCGCCGCGTGGTACGCGTCGGGTCGGCTCTCCTCGACCAGGGTTGTGTGGAGGAAGTTGCACATCGCGACCCACGCGACACGGGCCGAGGCTGAGGCCGAAGTGAAGCGGCTGTACCCGAACCGATTCGAGCCCATCGTCCGAGCCCCGATGTTCGAAGTCGTGGGCTCCACGACGTACGACCCCTCCACCGACACCCTCGCTTGAGTGGTGCGCCTCGTGGCACGGGCCCTCGGGTCCGCGCCACGCACGGAGCACTCAGGCTCCGACCGTCACAGTGACGGCTTACGAAAGAGAGAGACCATGCCCACCTACCGATTCACCATGACGTGCGGACACTCCCGTGAGGTCGAGGCCGACCAGCCTCCGGCCAGTCGGACCCCCCACTGCTACGAGTGCCGTGAGGCAACCGGCAAGAAGGTCCAGAAGCCGATGCGGGAGATGTTCGTCCGCGACGGGAAGAAGTGGACCCCGATCGATCTGCCCGAGCCCGCACCCCGCGGCGAGGGCCGCAAGAGCAGCGGTGGCAAGAAGGCACGGAAGGTCGCGCCGGTCGAGGTGCTCAACCTCGCGATGGCCGAGGCCCGCGCACTGAAGACCGCGAAGGCGAACGGCGAGCCCCTGCCCGACACCCCGAACCTGGACGCGATCAACGCGGCCCACGGGATCGCGACGGTGAAGGGTCAGAAGGTTGAGGAGCCCTCCACCGACGAGGCGACCAGCGCCGAGACCACCGAGGCCGAGCCGGTCAAGAAGGTCACCCGCAAGCCCGCCGCGAAGCAGACGGCGAAGAAGACCCCGGCGAAGGCCGCGGCGAAGAAGACCCCGGCCAGCAAGCGCGAGGTCACCCCGATTCCGAAGAAGGGAGCAGCGAAGAAGACCGCGTGATTGTTGCGCCTCGTGGCACCGGCCTGATCGGTCGGTGCCACGCACGGAGCAATCAGGCTCCACCGAAAAGGAGAGAGACCATGCCCGCATACTTCGACACCGGATTCAGCGTTCGTCAGCCGATGTGGCACGGCGAAGGGCTCGTGCTCGACGACTACCCGACCGACTGGGAAGACGCCAGGGTCAAGGCTGGCCTGACGTGGGAGCCGGAACTCCGGCCCCTGTACCACAAGATCGGCGACGACTTCGTCGCCCTCACCGACCATCAGGTCGTCGTGCGTGACGACACGCAAGCACCCCTCGGCCCCGTGTCCGACACGTTCGGCCTCGTGCCCAACCGAGTGATGGGCGAAGTGATCGAGGTCATCCTCGGCCTCGGCGCGAAGTTCGAGACCGCCGGCTCATGCAAGGGTGGAGCGCAGGTGTGGGCCGTCGCCTACCTCGACGAGCCCGAAGTCATCTGCGGTGACGACACCGAGACCTACCCGTTCATCGCGTTCCTCAACTCCCACAACGGCGAGGGCGCGTGCAAGGTCCTCCCGACCTCAGTGCGCGTCGTCTGCTGGAACACCTACCAGGCCGCCAGCATGGAGGGCGACCGCACGGGCCGCCAGTTCGTGTTCCGCCACACCGGCGACGTCCTCGGTCGGATCGACGAGGCGAAGGCGGCGATGGCCGGTGTGCGCGACGAGTTCAAGGCGTGGCAGGAGTTGGCCACCGAGTTGTTCGGGATGAAGATCGACGAGGTGAAGTTCAACCACTTCGTCAGCGACTTCATCCCCGCCCCGCCTGAGGGCACGTTCTCGGATCGGGTCCGCGACAACATCGAGGAGGCCCGCTCGATCTTCCGCCACATCTACATGGACAGCCTGACGACGGACGGGCACCGCGGCACGGGGCTCGGCCTCGTGGACGCGGCCGTCGAGTACCTCGACCACGCCCGTGGCTACCGGAACTCCGACACCTACCTCGGTCGGACCCTGCTGCGCCCTGAGCCCCTGAAGGCGAAGGCAGTGGCCCTTGTCCGTGGGCTGTAGTTCGGCCCCCCCAGCGGCGCCCTAGCGGCACCCCTGGGCGCCCCTGAAGGTTGCGCCTCGGGGCATCGGTCCCTCCTCGGGATCGGTGCCCCGCACGGAGCCCTCAGGCTCTGGAAAGAGAGAGAGACCATGCCATCACCGACCATCACCCCGACCGCGCGCGCGACCGAACGGGTCGAGCCGCTGGTGAAGTCCACCCGTCCACCTCACCCGCTGGTCGTAGCTGCCGACGTCTTCCTCGACGCGTGCGACCGCATCCTCACCGAGAACACGATCACGACAGAGACAGGAGAATGAGATGCCCAGGTTCACAGTGACCATCGACATCGAGGTGCAGTTCACCTCCGGCAAGTTCGCGAGCAACGACGCGATCGCGGAACAGATCGAGAACGCGATCGACATCGACAACCTCGACGCGATCACCGTCGACGAGGGGGAGTACGAAGTCGTCGACGCGACGATGACCGTCGAGCACGTCAAGCCGGTGCGCACCCGCAAGACGCGCCTGACATCGAAGGGTGACGGCGCCCGCGCCGCGCAGTTCGACGAGCAGCACGCGGCCAGGCCGGTCGTGCTGGAACCCGAGGTGAAGATCGACGGCGAGTGGGTGCCGAACCCGTTGCTCGCAGACGAGGAGGTGCAGTCGTGACCAAGCCGAAGAACCCCTACATCGTCGTCCTCGACGAAGTCGTCCAGTACCCCGCCTACACGTTGCAACGGCGCGTGTGGCCCGAGCGGTACCTCGTCAAGCACTACCCGTCCGTCGGTGACTTCGCGTGGACCGCGAACCCGAGGGCCGCCGCTCACATGGGCAGGCGGGCCGCGGAGCAGTGGGCCGACCGTGTGCGCAACACCACGGGCATGACCGTCCACGTTGCCGAGTGCCACGAGGTCTGCGACCGCGACCTCGTGTTCGTCCATGACCTCACCGGCTCAGCCGGGAACCCGATCTGAAAGGGACCACGACCATGACACTCACCGACCTTCTCTCCGCCCTCGAGCGCGGCGTCGAAGTCCGCTTCGACAACTCGGTCCGGCCGCGACTACTGCCGCCGGTCCACCCGTTCCACGTGACGTGCCCGTGCGCTGACTGCGCCCTCGTGTGGGAGGGCGGACGATGACTCGCCTCTGTGACTACCCCGGCTGCGACGAGCCCGCAGTCCACATCGAGCAGGCCGACGCGCCGAACACGGGACCGAAGGTGTGGTACTCGTGCGAGGCCCACCGGCCCACGCCGCTCGCGTTGATGGAGCGGAACGCGACGACCACCTTCCCGCGATCCCACCTCCGCATCGTCACCCCGACCCCAGCCCCCTACGACTGGGAGCAAGACCCCGAACTGTCGACGCACGGACCGACCCCGCTCGAACGGCAGGGCTGGCCCCACGACGTCGACCCCCACGACATCCTCGATGCCCTCATGGACATCGTCACCGAGAAGGAAGAGAGAGACCATGCCTGACGAACTCACAACCCACCGAGCCCACGTCCAGACGATCGAGCGGATGCAGGGAGCCTCGGCCTCCCTGCGCCGCGCGACCACGACACTCAACCGCCGACGCGCCCAGCCGATGAACGCGTCGTCGTGGGCCGCGGTCGACACGTACCTCGGCCTCGCGATCGACGACCTCCTCACGGCACAGACGTTCGCCCGACAGATGGTCCACGGCATCACGGCCGAGGCCCGCTACGACGAGGAGGCCGAGCGATGATGGACTACCGCACCACCGAGCCCATCCCCGCTCACCTCGTGACGGAGCTCTGCGTCGTGCGCGGCGACCACGACGGGATGTGGCGAGTGATCGCCACCGTGCCCGGCTGGCACCCCGAGCACCGGGTCGTGTGGGAGCCGTCACTCCTGCACCTCGCAACCGACAACACACACGACCAGGCCCTCAGGGCTCTGGCCCGACTCGAAGGGACACGACAATGACCACGCTCAAAGACTGGGTGGAGGTGCGCAACGGCTACGTCTCCGCGCGCCACATCACCGCCCTCCTTCCCGTGCAGGTCGCGGGAGGCTGGCAGGTGCGAGTGCATACCGTCGACGGCGCGATGCACCACCTGCCCGACCAGCACACCACCCGTGAGGAGGCCCGCGACTCGGCCTACCGTCTCGCGCAACTCCTCGCCGGTGTCACCGAACCCGAACCCCGACCCGCCGACGTCATCGACATGGACGTCATCCCGCAAGGCAGGCCCGGCGCGGGGATGCGCCCCTCGGAGTACGCGATGACCCTCGCCTCCCAACGACGCGACCACGCCCGAGTCCACACACTCCACGCCGAAGGGAAGACACCCCGCCTCATCATCAAGGCGACCGGCCTGTCACCCGCGAAAGTGTCCGAGTACCTGCGCACCCCACTCGACTGAACCGAGACGCCACGCTCACTCTCACCTAGCCCAGCCAGCGCCCCACGCGCCCGGCCCCTGGCCCCTCACCCCCGAGGGCCCCCAGGGGCCGGGCGTCCTCGCGTCCCAGGACAGGCCCAGGAGCCGCCCAGGGGCCCCCACTCCACCCGACCCACCCCCGGCCACCCCTGACGCCACCGGCCCCCACAGAGCACCCAGGCCCCACCCCGTATCACCCCCACCCCGCACCCCTGACTACGCTCCCCCTCCATGCCCGACGGCCGCCGCGGAGTACCCCCCACCCTCGACCGCGTCATCCGCACCCGCAAGGACGGCACACCCGTCACAGCCGCCGACCACATCCTCGACCGCATCAGACTCGGCGCCGACTTCGACGACGCCACCGCCGGCGCAGACATCACCCGCCAAACACTCTGGAACTGGCGACGAGCAGGCGGCAACGCACGCGCCAAGCAAGCCAACGGCCACGACCTCGACGAACGCGAACAGCGGTACGCAGATTTTCTTGACGCACTTGAAACAGCCGAGGCCGAGGTCGAGGCGTCGCGTCTGTTCGTCGTGACCCGTGCTGGCGAGGGCGGCGCGGTCGTGACGAAGCGGTTGGTCAAGCGCAGGCTCGACACGTCGGACCCGAACCGGCCGCGCATGGTCGTCGTCGAGGAGATCGAGCGGACCGAGACGCTGGCTCCGCAGTGGACGGCAGCTGCGTGGTTCCTCGAGCGGCGCTTCCCCGAGAAGTACCGCAGGCGCTACGAGTTGGAGACGTCCGACTCGGCTGGTGTGTCTGCCGAGGAGCGGGCACGCGACCTGGCCGACTCGCTGCGCGCGTACATGCAAGGGATCGCTGACGCGGAGGACGCGCAGGACCGGAAGGCGAAGACGAACGGCAACGGCCACCGATGAGGTGCGCGCACGTGATCCGGCTGCCGGTGGTGAAGCACGCGTACCGATGCGGGCTCGACGAGGGACACGACGGCCCGCATGGCAAGCCGACCCGCGTGCCGTGGACGGACGACGAGCAGTGATGCAGTGCCGCCTCGACGACGAGGCCGAGGTGATCGTCAAGCAGTTCGCCGCGGACCACGAGGTGTCCTACGCGCAGGCCGCCTCGCACATCATCGCTGACTGGCACGCGACGTTCGACGAGCCGGGCGAGGAGCCCGAGCCCGCGCACGCGCGTCCGTCGGTCGCGACTGTGGTGACCAGTCGCCGCTCGCTCCGCAGGGGGCTCCGGTGACGGGCGGCGGCTGGCTCCGCAGGCCACCCGAGGAGCCTCAGCCCGAGGCCGCCCAGGGAGCCGCCCAGGTGGCCCCAGGGCCCCCGAACCCCGGCCCGGTAGGGGTTGGAGGGGCGGGAGCGTACGGAGCCCCAGGCGGCGCCCTGGCCCCTGCCCAGCCAGCCCAGTGGGAAGACCCGGCCCAGCCCGAGCGCCGGACCCTGCGGTCGACGGAGTGGGACGGCCCCTGCCCGCAGGTCGGAGACCTCGTCGCGCTCGGGTCGCTGTCCGTCGTGCGACGCGTCGCCCGTGGCGCGGGCGCCGGCCAGTGGCGGCTCGACGTCGAACTCCTCGACGCGGGCGACGAAGTCCTCATCACGCGGCGGACCGTGTGGCAGTGGCGCGCCGACCCCGGCTGATCGTCCCGCCCGCGCTCGACGACGGGCCAGCCGACCTCGCACAACTCGCACTCGCGCTGAAGGACCGCGTCGACATCCTCGAAGGCTGGTCCGCGCAGTTGGCTCGGCAGGATGCGCAGACCGTCGAGGGTGTCATGGCCGACGCGTACTCGGTCGGCTGGCGGTCCGACCCCGCGCTCATGGCCCATCACCTCACGAAGGGCGAGTACAAACTCTGGCCGTACGTCCGCTACCTCTCAGCGAAACTGCGAGAGGCCGTCGAGGGCAAAGGCGCGCGGCTGATCGTCAACATGCCCGCCCGCTTCGGCAAGAGCCTGCTGTTCGGCGGCTGGGGTCTCGTGTGGGTGTTCGACCGTCGACCCGAGGCCCGCATCATCATCGCGTCGTACGGCGACGACCTCGCGAACGAGGACGCGATCTTCGTGCGTGACCGTCTGCGTGAGCACCGCGACGAACTGCGCACGCAGCTCCGAGTGGACCGGCAGAAGATGGACCGCTTCGTCACGCAGCAGGGCGGCGGGCTCCTCGCCGCTGGCATCAACTCCGCGATCACCGGGTTCGGCTGCGGGCACGGCGGCGGGCTCCTCATCGACGACCCGTTCAAGGGCTGGCAAGACGCGCACTCGGCGCACGGCCGTGACCACGTGTGGAACCAGTACCGCTCGGTGCTGCGCCGTCGCCTCGACGACCCCGACGCGTGGATCATCGTCGTGCACACCCGCTGGCACGAGGACGACCTCACCGGCCGCCTCGTCAAGCAGTCCGAGGACGAGACGGGCATGGCGTGGGACGTCGTGCGCATCCCCGCGCTGGCCGAGGCGAACGACCCGCTCGGCCGCGCGCTCGGTGACGTCATCGAGGAGGAGCGGTTCCCGAAACACATCGTCCTCGACGCGCATCGGGAGATGGGCTCGTACCTCGCGTCAGCGATGGAGCAGCAGAAGCCCGCACCCGAGGAGGGCACCGAGTTGAAGCGCGCGTGGTGGCGCGTCGACGACGTCGTGCCCGAACGGTTCGACGACGCGCTCACGTCGTGGGACATGAAGTTGAAAGAGAAGGAGGCCGGCGACTGGTGCGTCGGCGAACTGTGGACGCGTGTCGGCTCGCAGTTCTGGTTCCTCGACGCGATCAGCGGGCAGTGGAATCAGGTCGAGACCCGCGTCGCGATGTGTCTGATGAAGGTGCGCTACCCGTGGGTCGAGAAGCACGTCATCGAGAACGCGGGCTACGGCCCCGAGGTCTACACCGAACTGCGCCGGCCACAGCCCGGCTGGACGTGCTCCGACGAGATGGCCGCGCGTGTCGGCGTGGCAGTCGACGAACGCGCCGCCGTCGAGAAGCAGATGCGCCGCGGCATGTCGGGACTGCTGAAGGAAACACCGAAGGGCTCGAAGCCCGTGCGGATGCGCGCGTACTCGGGCCGCATCGAGGCGGGCGACGTCCACCTCGATGGGCGCCGAGCGTGGGTGCCCCACTTCCTCGACCAGGCGTCGGCGTTCCCGAACGGATCGCACGACGACTGGATCGACGCGTGCAGTCAGGCGTTGAAGCGCCTCAGCAACAGCGCGGCCACGGTGTCAGCACCGAAGGCCGCGCTGCCGCGTAAGGCAACGTCTACTGCCAAGGGGCGAGCCCTGACCTCGCGTAGATCGCTCGTGCAAGGCGCACGTCGCCCAGGCAGTCAGGGCCTGCGACCTCGGCCCAGGTGACGGGCGGGTCGAGCGTCGAGGCGAGGCCCGACCAGCCGCTCAACGTCTGGAACAGACCGGCCGCTGAGGAGTGCGGGTTGTCCGCGCTGCACGCAGGGTCGAACGGCACCGCGGTCCCTCGCTTGCCGAGCCCGCTCTCACGCCGCGCGATCGCCAGCATCCTGTCGACGACGGGCGTGTCACGGAAGTAGTAGCGGATCAGTTCGTCGGGCGGTGTCGTGCGCAGGATGTAGTTCACGACTGACGGATCGACCACCGGCGCGATGGGTACAGGCGCCGGTGTGACATCAGGTGGTGGATCGGGCTGGGCCTCCTCGCTCGGCGGTGATGCGTCGTACTCACCGAAGATGATGTGGACGCGCGCGTTCGGCGGTTCCACTGCCTCAGCAGCGGCACCGCTCGACGGACCCGCAAGGGTCGCCACGAACACGCACGCCACAAGGGCGCATCGGTTCATAGGGCCGTGAACCTTACGGGCACCCGCGCGCCACGCACAGTTCATGTGACGCGCGGTCGGCATAACCGCAGGCGGCAGCGTGCGCGGCGATAGCGTTACAGGGGTGAACGGCACCACCGTTAAGACGATGACGTCCCTCGAAGTCGCACGTGAGGCGTCGATCTCCTACCGGACCCTGGACTACCTCGTGCGCACCCACCTCGTCGAGCCCACCGTCGACGCACGCGGGTCGGGTAGCGCGCGCCGCTGGTCAGCCGAGGACGTCGCGCTCGTCGTTGTCGCAGCGCGCATCATGCACGCGGTCGGCGGCGGGTACCGGCCGATCGTCGAGGACGCGCTCGATCAGCTTCGCCGCCTGCCCCTCACGTGGTGGCCCGAGACGCTGACGCTCGACGTCACCGAGGACGTCACCCTCACAGTGAAGTGCCGCGCGGTCTAGCCTCACGTCGTGGCCCGAGCATTGAGCATCGTCGACGCAGACGTCACCGACCCTGAAGGCGTGGTGCACCAGCACCTGGTCGTGACGACGAAGCGCCAGACGTTCCTCGCACGGCAGGGTCGTGGTCGCACCGCACAGACCGTGGTGCTCGAGGAGAACGTTGCTGGTGTGCGCTACATCAGCCAGCAGAGGTGGGCCGTTGACACGGCTCACGGCACGTACCTGATCTTCGACCGCGGCTGCGGCTGCACTGGATAGGAGAGACATGTCGGACATGGAGAAGGCCGTCGAGGGCGGCGCCGAGTTCACGAAGCACCAGCAGGAGGAGGCCGCGGCAGAGGCGAAGGCAGAGGCCGAGCGCGCCGCTGCCGCGTCAGCATCCGCGACCTACCCGCGCGAGTTCAGCCCGCACACCCGCTGGGTCGACGACGCAGTCAGCCCGACCAAGGAGTTCGTCGGGACGCAGTACGGCTACAACACCGAGGGCGAGGCGCTGGCCCGCATCGACGAGGCCCGGGCTGCTGGCAAGTACGTGATGTACATGGACCCCGGTGGCGCGTCGTACGTCGTCGAGTCGACTCCTGGCGACTGGCGCGTGACCGTCGAGGACTGACGTCTTGATGGCTCGCACGTAGTGCCCTACAGCAGTACGGTGCGCGGCATGACACCTACCGAGGACACAGAGCAGTGCCCGTCGTGGTGCTTCAGACCGGAGCCCCACGACGGACCGCACCGCTCGTTCGACGACATCGTGGGTGAGGGCGCGAACCCCAGGGCGTCCTCACCCACTGTCGCGTTGTTGGTCGCTATCGCTCTGCTCGCGCTGATCGCGCTGGCAGCCGTGGCGTTGCTGCGACCGGCTCGTGCGGCGAGCGAGGAACGGCACGAGTACCACGGGGTGACGTGGATCGGGAACGACTGCCGGGTGATCGAGCAGGGCACGGTCGTGATCTGCCTCGTGACGGAGACGGCATGAGCGACGAGAAGATGCAGGCCGTGCTCGATGAGGCCATCGCCGAGCGTGACGCTGCCCGTGCTCACATCGCCGCCGCCCTCGCCTGCCACACGCGCGGCAAGGACCGAAGTTTCATCACGCACGGCTTCGAGCACTGCGCTGAGTGCGGCAAACAGTGGGATTCCGAGGCTGACCGCTGCACGTCCGCGACCGTCACCGCGCTACTAGGCGGTGGAGCATGACGACGCTGTGCATCGTGCAGACCCGCGCAGGCCGCGACACCGACGAGACGTGCGTCGTGTGCGGCGGGCTGCTCCCGCCGATCCAGTACGGTGACCACGAGCGCGGGCACGTCGTGCACGTGTGGTCCGACGGCCACCTCACCCACATCGGATGCCAGCGGTGAACGAGACGGAGCTCGTCGTCGACGCGCTCGCAGTCGCACGCCTCGCACGGCTCGTGACGAAGGACATCATCACGGTCGGGCCACGCGACGCGGTGATCCGCTGGTCGTACCGCCGTGACGGGCGAGGGCACGAACTCGAGGGTGACTGGGAGTACGACCCGTCGGGCGACCCGCGCTCAGCGACACGTGACGCGCCACCGCCCGCCGAGGTGGTGCGCACCGACGAGCATCCGCCGAAGGTCGCCCGGCTCATCACGTGCCCGTGGTGTGCTGGTGTGTGGATCGCGGGCGGCGTGGTCATCATGCGGGGCATCGCACCTCACGCATGGAACCGCGTCGCCCGCGTCCTCGCGATGTCCGAGGCCGCTGGGCTCCTCGCCGTTCACGAGTAGGCAACCTTCAGCCGGGGTAGTGTCCGCCTCGTGGACGATCACCCGCAGCACCGCTGGCCGGAGATTCACTTCCACTTCCACGAGGCACCGAACGGCGACGTGCTGGCGCGCCTCGACGAGTTCAACGCACGACTCGATGCGAACACTGCCGGGCTCGACGCCAACACAGACTCGATCACGGCTCTGCGCATCGGTACGTTCGCGCTCGCTCAATCCGTCAACACGTTGGAGGACACAGTGGCAACCGACCTGACCGCACTCACGAACGAAGTCTCCGAGAACGGCGATGCTGTCGACAGCGCCGTCACGCTGCTCTCCTCGCTGTCGCAGCAGATTCGCGACCTGTCGACGGACCCTGCCGCGTTGCAGGCCCTGGCCGACTCGCTCGACGCGAACACTGCGCGGCTCGCGCAGGCCGTCGTCGACAACACGCCGAGCGCCACGCCTCCGGCCGACACGGGCGACGGCGGCACGCCGACCCCGTAACACGTTGACGTCTGCCATCCCGTCTACGCTGCGGCGGGATGGCAGGGCGCCAAGACACACCACGGCCGGTGAAGACGCGGGCGTTCATCGCGTCGGCCACGCGCATCAATCTCGCTGAGCGGAAGATCGCGGCGAAGCAGGGAGCCCGCCCGCAGGCGTGGCAGCCCGACGCGTGGGAAGTGTTCGACGAGGTGCCTGAGGTCAAGGAAGCGATCTGGTACCTCGGCAACCAGTTCGCGAAGTTGCGGCTGTTCCCCGGTGTGATCGTCGAGGGCGTCGTCGTGTCAGCGTTCGACGCGGACTCGGGTGTGCCGTCGAACGTTGCGACCGCGGCCGAGGAGGAGTTGGCCCGGCTGAAGTCCGCGCGCGGCGGGCAGGCCGACATCCTCCGCAAACTCGACATGAACCTCGAAGTCGTAGGCGAGTGCTACATCGTCGGGTGGCACGCGACGACGATCACGACGACCGACGACAAGGGCGTCACGTCCACGGTGGACATCCCCGAGGACTGGCAGGTCCGGTCGATCGACGAGGTCGAGAACAAGAGCGGCACGTACTGGGTGACCGACGACCCGACCGACACGAGCGGCAAGGGCCGTGAGGTCACGACCGAGGACACGATCATCCGCGTGTGGCTCGAACATCCCCGCCATCAGATGCTGGCCGACTCGCTCATGCGCGCGCTGATCGTCGACGGGCGCACCGCGTCGGCGCTGTCGCAGCAGGTGTACGCGGAGGCCCTGTCACGGCACGGCGCGGGCATGTTGCTCCTCCCGATCGAGGCGTCGTTCGGTCCCGACAACGAGACCGAATCGGAAGGCGGCGAGGAGGAGAAGCGCGACGTCTTCCTCGAAGAGTTCGAGGCGTCGATCCTCGACCCGATCACCGACAACTCGTCGAGCGCGCAGGTCCAGCCGATGGTCGTGCGGATGATGGCCGAACTGATCGAGAAGGTGAAGTTCCTCGCGTACGGCCGCACGACCGACCCCGAGATCTTCACCCGCATCGAGGGGTGCATCGCACGCATCGCACGCGGCCTGCCGCTGCCCGTCGAGAAGACGATGGGCCACATGCAGACCACGTTCGCGAACGCGGCGCAGATCGACGAGGACGAGTTCGAGGACTACCTCGGCCCACGCGCGGACATCCTGATGGACGCGTTGCTCTACGCGTACTACCGACCGCAGCTGCTCGATAACCCGACGACGAAGCCGTGGGCCGACAGGCTCGTGATCGGCTACGACCCGTCGGCGCTGATCGCACAGCCCGACCCCGAGGAGTCCGCGGACTACGGCGTGGAGAAGGGCCTCATCTCCGGCGAGGCGTGGCGGCGCGCGAAGAACTGGACCGAGGACGACGCGCCCGACGCCCTCGAGTTGCTGGTGTCGGCGGGCCTGCGCCGAGGCATCCTCACGGCCGACCTGACGCTCGCACTCCTGCGCCTGATGCCAGAGGCACCGGACATTCAGATCGAGGCGCTGCCCGCGAAGCAGGCCGTCGACGCGCAGGGCAACCCGATCGACGGCCAGTCGCAGCAGGACCAGCAGGACCAGGCACCGCCCGCCTCGACGCTGTTCGACGCGCTGGGCCGGGTGCTCGCCCTGATCGCGGCCACCGAGCCCGCGGCCCTACCCCCAGGGCAGGCAGGGGAACCGCCAGGGAGCCCCCCAGGCCGCCCTACGGAGGGCGCCCCCCAGGGGCCAGGGGGAGCGTCGATCACGGCCCAGGGAGCCCTAGGGGCTGGCAGCCCGCCGCGCACGCGGGGCCGTCACCGAACGGACGCGGGCAAGCGGCTCGCCGCGATCGACCGTGACCTTCTCGTCAGGCTGACCGTCGCCTCGTCGGCGGCGATGGAGCGGGCGCTGGAGAAGATCGGGAACGTGCTGCGGACGAAGGCGTCCGCGCACCGTGCGATCACACGTGACGTCCCTCGACGCGAGGTGGCGTCGGTGCTCGGGCGCACGACGGTCCTGGCCGCGGCCGGCGACGACGGTGATCTGTTCGAGGGGGCATGGGACTCGCTTGAGAAGCAGTTCAAGGACTGGGGCGGCGCGGCGCAGGCGCAGGCCCTCGACGTCGCGGCCGAGGTGACGAGCGGGCTCAGCACGGCCGAGCGCGAGGCGCTGTCGCTACGGCAGGCGGGTGACCTCGACCAGGCGTGGGACTGGATGAAGGGGTCGCTGTCCGCGCTGGGCGGCGAGCGGCTGTTCAACCCGAACCCGACCGAGCCGGGCATCGGTGAGTTCGACCCGAACGCGACGGTGCCGACCGGCCTCGTGCGCCAGGCGATCCAACGCGCGGGCGGCAGCACGGGCATCAGCACCGGGCCGACCGGGCAGATCGGCAACACGGGACAGTCTGCGTTCGTCGCACTGCGCGGCACGGACGGCGCGCCCGACGGTGGGATCGGCACGGGCGTGCTCGTGAACGAGGTGCTGTCCGACGGTGGCGCTGGCATCGAGGGGTACGTGTGGGTGTACGGACCCGCTCGGCGCAAGACGAACTTCGAGCCGCACGTGGAGCTCGACGGCATCGAGTTCGTGAACTTCGACGACGACGTGTTGGCGAACGGCGACTCGTTCCCTGAGACGGACTTCTACTTTCCCGGCGATCACAACGGATGCATCTGCGACTTCGAGCCGGTGATCCTCAGCGCGGCCGACGCGGGCGTGGCGACGGAGCAGGCCGTCATCGAGGAGCCGACCCAGGTCGAGGTCGAGGACTTCCTCGCTGGGCCACCGGCGGGTGAGTCGCCAGCCGTGGCAGCCGAGGATGACCCGTTCTCTCGGATGGCGGCCGACATCCTCGCGCCGCCCGCCGTGTCGCAGACCGCGGTGTACGACGCGATGGGCGTGCTGGCTGGCGAGTCGGAGCAGGCTCTCGCCACGCAGTACGGGCTGCTGAGCGACGCGGACCAGGCGATCGTCGACGAGTTCACGTCACGCAAGAACTACATCAATCGAACCCTCAACCAGTACGGGAAACTCGACTCGGTCGTCGGCCAGTACGCGGACGACTTCGACGCGGTGATGGCGCGTGCCGGTGGCCCCGAGGAGCCGGTGTTCGCGTACATGCCCGTGTCGTCGGTGCCGACGATCGGTGACTCGATCCAATACAAGGGCTACCTCGAACCCGTGCTCGACCCGCAGTACGCGCTCGGTGGGAAGCCGAACGCGGTGATGCAGTTCGTCGTGCCGAAAGGCGCGCCCGCCGCGTTCCTCAACGAGACGGACTTCGTCGTCACGCGCGGCACGAACTGGCGGGTCTCGTCGTGGGAGATGGTCGAGACGCCGAGAGGCGCCCTGCCGTTCGTGCGCATGGAGTACCTGCCGCCCGCTGACATCATCGCCAACGCAGGGTCGCTCGGTGAGGTGCTGTCGCTGCCCGATGGCATCCCGATCAATCGGTCACAGATGGACCTGCTGGTCGGGCCGTCCACGACGGGCGCGTTGCCCGACCTCGAGTTGAGCGGTCGCCAGTTCTCGTCGCAGGCCGAGTACGAACAGCACCTCACGGCCGAGGCGCTGCGCTCGCTCGACACGATCAGCACGCAGGACCTGAAGGACTGGTACTTCATCCAGCGCATGGGTGAGGTCGACGGGTACAAGCAAGCCGACGGCGCGCTGTCGATGCTCTACAAGAACCGCGGGTTCGACGCGCTACCCGAGGTCGTCGACCCCGGCGGCATCGACGCGTTGAAGCAGGACGGGTGGCTCGAACTGCACCGTGGCATCAATGCGGGCGAGGCGTCGGACCAACTGATCGCGGACTTCCGTGAGGGGCCGTACTTCGCTGGTGAGGGCGTGTACGGCAACGGCACCTACTCCTCGACGGTGTTCGACGAGGCGCTGGGCTACGCGGGCATGAAGGAGCATCAGGTGATGCATCTCGCCATGAGCCCCGACGCGCGCTTCGTCGAACACGACCTCCTGCGCAACGTGCAGCAGTCACTGACGAAGCTGCTGAGCAAGTGGGAGGGGATGGGCTACGACGTGCAGTTGAACAGCGCGCTCGACATGGAGACGCGCAAGGAAGTCAGCCGGGCGATCATCGACCGTGCGACGTACCTGCGGAACCTGATCTACGACGAGGGGCGGCTGGCCGTGGCGATGGGCTACGACGGCATCGACGCGACCTCGACCTACAAGGTGATTCTCAACCGCGGCGCGACCGTCTACGAGCGTGCCGCGTGGGAGGTGTGAATGCTCGTCGAACTCAGCCGTGAAACGGCACGTGCGTTCAATCTCGTGCCGTTGCGCCCGTTCGAGAAGGCGCTGATCCTCGGCGCTGTCGAGACGGCCCAGGCGAGGAAAGACCTGCCGCCGTGGGCGCTGGGCTACCTGAACTACGCGCGCAAGCAGCAGGGTCGCGTCGACGTGGACGTGAGGTTCACGGCCGACGGGATCGTCACGGCGTAGGCTGCGCGGCCATGCGCCGATGGAAGACCGTCAACAACGGCGGCATCGTCTTCGAGAACGTGCAGACCGGCGACGGCCGCGTGTGGACCGATGGCGCCTGGTCGTGGGAGAACCCCGCTGACGTGCCGTTGCAGTGGAACCCCGACGACAACTCCTCGCACGAGGGCACGCTGACGTTCGGCAACGCGGACCGCATCGAGCGGGTCGATAACCGCATCGAGGCCGAGGGCCCGTTCGACGACTCGCTGCCCCGCGCGGACGAACTCGTGCAGCGGATGGAGCAGGGCCTCGCGTCTGGCGTGTCGGTCGTGTACGACGACGTGACGGTCGAGATCGTCGACAACTCGGGCACGTCACCTGACGGCGCCGAGGAGTCGGTCGTGGTCATGGCGTCCGCGACCCTGCGCCTCGACCATCGCGGCACGACCGTCGTGAACGCACCGCCGCACATCGCCAGGCTCCTCACCCGCAACGGTGGCGTCCTCCTCGCCGCGGCCGGCGACCCTGCACCCGACGCCGGCGACGTCCTCTTCGAGGACTCGTCGGACTCGCTGATCTACCGCTACACGCGCAGTCGCCTCCGCGCGATCACGCTCGTGGACGTCCCAGCGTTCGTCGACGCGCGCATCGAACTCGGCGCGTCGGAGGCCGCACCGGCCGAGCCTGTCATCGCGTCGGCATCGTTCCCGCTCGCACCGCCCCGCTCGTGGCTGTTCATGCCCGAGCCCGACGACTCGTCGGACCTGTGGGTGCTACAGCCCGACGGGCAGTCGTGGGCCGTGCCGCTCACGATCCTCGACAGCGGACAGTTCTACGGGCACGCCTGTTACTTCGGCCAGTGCCACATCGGCTACCTCGACGACTGCGTGAGCCCGCCGCTCTCAAGCGACGAGTTCCTGGCACGAGCTCGTGTGCTCGACGAGCACGGCGACGTGAAGACGCACGGCGCGTTGACGGGTGTGCTGCGCGTCGACGACGGGACCGACGTGCCTGTCATGCCCGTCGTGCTGTCGGCTGACCATCCCGACGGGTGGATGTTCTCGGCTGACGCGCAGGACGAGTACGCGCACACCGGCTTGCAGTGGGGGCAGTGCCGCGTCACGCAGTCACCGATCGGCGTGTGGGTCGCGGGCGCGCTCAACCCCGACATCACACCCGAGCAACTGCGCGTGCTGCGCGCCTCGGCCCTGTCGGGCGACTGGCGCGAAGTGCCCGGCGAGCAAGGCGCCCAGTTCGTCGCTGTCCTCACGGTCTCACGGCCGGGGTTCCCCATCGCCCGCCACGCCCTCGCGGCCTCAGGGCTCACCGTGGCGGCACCCCAGCCCTTCGTGCAGTACGACGAGCAGGGCCGTGTGCTGCGGGCGTCGGCGCTCAACGTCGTGCACGCGGCGTGCCCCGAGTGCGAGCAGCGCCAGCGGCTCGGCGGCTCGCTCACTGCTGCCAACGCTCGGAGCGACGATGAGGTGCTGCGCATCCTCAACGTGCTGGAACGGCGCACCCGTTCGCTCGGCAAGGAAGCCATGACCGCGGCCCTCTCGCGCATGGTCGACCAAGCACAGATCGACGAGGACCACTACCTCGAAGCGTGGCGTTCGCTGCGGGGTGATCTCGCGTCGTGACCGTGTGGGCGGTGCTGCTCTTGATCCTCGTGATCCTCGCGATCGTCTACCTCGCGAAACGGATCTGAGCGGTACATCCGCGCCCCACGCGCGTACCTCGTGTCTAAGATGCCCGGCCAGAAGCCAGTCAGGCCGTCGACGTCATAGCCGCCGATGTTGTCCTCGCCCTAGTTCGAGGCTCCGCACCACTGCGCTCACACCCACTCACCGTGTGATCGAAGGAGCCAAGACGTGACGCTCGAGGAGCTGCTCGCACTACTCGCCAACATCGAGTCGATGACCGACGCCGAGTTGGCCGACTACCTGTCCGACTTGCAGAGCGCGGCGCAGGCCGCGGCTGCCGACAACCCCGACGACGCGACCGTCGACCTCATCGTGCAGGCCGCCGACGCGGCCGACCAGGTGCGCGCGATGCAGACGGCACGCGAGACCGAGGCCGCCGAGCGCACGGCTCGCCAGCAGGACGCGCTCGACCGGCTCGCCGGTACGACCGACGAGGCGACCGAGGAGGAGACGTCCGAGGCCGACGAGGCTGACGACGCGACCGACGAGGACCAGGCCGACGAGGAGACCGAGGTCGTCGATGAGGCGGAGGCTGAGGACACCGCCGAGCCCATCGCCGCGACGGCCACGCCGCCCGCACGGGTGAGCAGGGTCAACGCTCGTCGGCCCGCTTCGACCCAGCCCCGTCCCACTGGCGGGCTCCCTGACACGTTCGCGGACTGGGGCCTCGTGGCCGCGGCGAACGCGCCGGGCGTGCAGGCCGGTGCGCGCATCAATCGGCCCGAGCAGTTGTGCGATCTGTTGGAGTCCGCATGGCAGGCGACGCGCGGGTTCAGCGGCCAGGGGATGCAGATGAAACTCGCCCGCCGCGGGTGGAACACGCCGCAGGCGATGTACGGCGAGGCACGCACGCTCACCGATAACGCGAAGGCGAACGAGAAGAAGATCCGTGAGGTCGTCAACGCACGGTCGCAGTCGTTCCGTTCGGTGCAGGCGTCGGGCGGCATCTGCGCGCCGATCAATGTGTCGTACGACCTCCCGACCCTGGGCGACGACGGCCGCCCGTTCCGTGACCGGGCGCTGACCCGCTTCGGCGCCGAGCGCGGTGGCGTCGCGACGATCCCGCCGCCCACGCTCACGGACCTCGACGGCGCGATCAGCGTGTGGACCGAGGCGAACGACCGGAACCCGTCGTCACCGACGACGAAGCCGTGCCTCACGATCACGTGCCCCGAGGAGGACGAAGACCTCGTCGACGCGATCGTGCGCTGCTTGAAGACCGGCAACTTCCGTGCGCGCTTCTTCCCCGAGCAGTTGGAAGCGTGGATGCGTCTCGCTGCTGTGCAGTGGGCGCGTGAGGCCGAGATCAAGCACATCACTCGTGTCGGCACAGACTCGACGCAGGTGTCGGCGGGCCAGATCCTCGGCACGTCACGCGACATCCTCACCACGCTCGACCGCATCCTCGCGGCGCGCCGGTCCTACCACCGTGACTACTCGATCGGCTGGACCTACGCGGCGCCGTACTGGCTGCTCGACATGATCCGCACGGACATCGCGCGGCAGATGCCTGTCGGCACGCTCGACGAGACCCTGGCGCTCGCTGACGCGTCGATCGGCCGCTGGTTCGCGGTGCGTGGTCTCACGCCGGTGTGGCTGTACGACGGCGAGACCGCGGACGGCCAGATCTTCGGTCCGCAGGGTGACGGCCCTGCGCTCGGGTGGCCCGACCACGTGGTGCAGTACCTGTTCCCGACGGGCTCGTGGCTGTTCCTCGACGGCGGGATGCTCGACCTCGGCATCGTGCGCGACTCGACGCTCAACTCGACGAACGACTTCCAACTGTTCGCTGAGTCGTTCGAGGGCACCCACTTCCACGGTGACCCCGACACGACGATGCGCATCGAGTCGGACGTCTGCCCTGACGGCTCGGCGTCGGCGCTGATCGACATCCAGCCCTGCACCGTCGGCTCCTAACCCCACTGGTCGTGAGGGCTGGGCGTGTCGCTCGGACTAGCCCAGCCCTCACCCCACAAGGAGAACCCGCATGATCCACGAGCCTGTCGCAGCGGTACCGGCCAAGCCTCCGAAGTTCGGCATCTTCGCCGCGCTCGGCGGTGCGCAGGCACTCACCGATGGGCGGTGGGAGTTCGGGTTCAAGTTCCTGCCCGAAGCGTGCGGCATCAGCGGCGCGCTCGAGTTGGAGTGCGCGGGCACGACGCCCGACGCGCCCGACTTGACGGGCCCGTCCGTCGTCGAGGGTGACCCGTTCGTCGTGTTCAGCGAGGACCGCTGCTCGTCGTTCGGCTGGCAGGCACGCGACTGGCAGGGCAGGGCGAAGCGGCAACTGATCGCGACGCGCTCGTATCAGATCGCGAAGGAAGTGTGGTCCGGTGTCCTCACGACGTCGGCGGGCCTGTCGAACATCCCGCTGACGGACCCGACCTCGACGACGGTGGGCACGGGACCGATGGCAGTACGGCACGCGCTCGCGTGTCTCGAAGGCGCGCTCGGGCAGTGCTGCCAGGGATGCGTCGGGCTGATCCACATGACGCCGCAGCTGCTGTCGGAGTTGTCGGCGTTCCCGAACGCGGTGATGCTCAGCGGCGGCACGTGGGTGACCGCGAACGGTCACGTGGTGATCCCTGACGCGGGGTACGACGGCAGCGGCCCAGGCGGCACCCCAGCGGGCGACACGCAGTGGATGTACGGCACCTCGATGATGGGCCTGCGCTCGTCGGACATCCTCACGATCCCCGCGTCGGACGAGGACATGCAGATGCAGATGGACCGCTCGGTGAACGACCTGCTCGTCACCGCGTATCAGGTCGTCGCTGTGCAGTGGGACAACTGCTGCCACCTCGCGGCCGAGGTCGACGTGCCGGTCTGCGTGCTGGGCGGTAACTCGTGAGCATCGTCAACGTGGACTACGAGGTCGAGGCCGCGACGGGTGTGCAGGCCGACTTCACCGGCGACGACTGGTCGGGCTCGGGCGGCCCAGCGCCTGGCGGCTCGCACGACTACGAGCCGTACGCGTTCGACGCGAACGCGAGCGTCGTGGCGACGGTCATCAATGGGCTCGGCCCCTGGTCCTACTACCCGATGGACGACGCGTCGGGGCTGATCCAGGACGCGTCGGGGAACGGGCGTCACGCGACATCGACGGGCGGCGCGGGCACGATCACCTACAGCCAGCCGGGCCTCACGTCGAAGCGGTCGAAGTCGATCAAGTTCGAGGGCAAGTACTTCGTCATCCCCAAGCCGTTCCAACTCGACAGCGGCAACGACTGGGCGATCATCTGGCTGGAGCACGTGACGACGTTCCACGGCTCCGGTTCGCCAGCGCAGGCGTCGGTGCTCGTGGGCGAGACGACGGGTGGTGTCGGTTCGCCGCTCGTGATCTGCAACACGGTGGCCGGCGACTTCTACACCATCGTCGGGCAAGAGTCCGCGATCAATCACGCGATGTACGCGGCCGACGCTGCGATCATCGGCCGCACGTGCGTCCCTGCAATCTCCGGTCTGGTGCAGACCCAGCCACGGCTGTTCCTCGACGGAGTCGTCGTCGGCGCCTGTCAGAACGGCGGGCTCATCGGTCCGTCGAACCTGACGCTCGGCGCGAGCGACGACGGGTTCTGGGGGTACGCGGTCCACTCGATGTCGGACTTCGCGCTGTTCGACCGCGGGCTCACGGTTGCCGAGATTCAGACCATCACCGAAGCACTGCACGACGCGACCTCGTTCGGGACCGCGCACGTGTTCACGACATGACCAACGAAGGAGTGACCAATGGCTGAGAACGCATGTCTGGCGCAGGCCCACGCGTGCCGCGTGCGGCTGGCCGACCTCGACACTGACGGCGTGCCGTTGCCCGGCTCGGACAACGTGTACGTCAGCAACGCGCTCGTGATCATGTCGGTGAGCCCGAACTACACCGACGGTGACGAGATCGAGGAGAAGAACGGGTGCGGCGAGGTGCAGGTGTCGCTGAAGGGCGACCCGACACTGAAGTGGTTTGACGTCACGCTCCGGTTCACGACGCCCGACCCGTACCTCGCGGCGATGCTGTCGCAGGGGTCGGTGCTGTCGGGGTTCGACGGTGCACGCGTCGGGTTCGCTGCTCCTCGGCTCGGTGTCATCAGCGGCAACGGTGTGAGCATCGAGTTGTGGGAGTGGCGCATCAACGCGGGCGACAAGGACTCAGACTCGCCGTACGCGTGGTGGGCCTATCCGAAGGTCAAGAACCTGAAGTTGAACCCCTACGAGCACAGCGCGGGCGCGCTGCTCCCCGAGTACGTGGGGCAGGCGTTCGAGAACCCGAACTGGTTCGACGGCCCGCTCAACGACTGGCCGTCGACGTCATCGTCGGCGTTCCAATGGGTGCCGACGAACACGATCCCCGAGGCTGTCTGCGGTCCGCAGGCGCTCGTCGCTTCATAAGGAGCCAACATGCAGACCATGCACACGTCACAGCCGAGCGGCGACCTCCTCACCCGTGTTGTGCGGAGGCAGCCCGAGATCGTCCGCGCGTGGGAGCCCGTTATCAACGACCGGCGCCGCGTCGACCTGGCCCTCGTGCGCGAGCACGCCGAGCCCCGACGTGGACTGTCCGACGCGGTCAACGCGTGGCGCGCGGCGAACAGCAAGAACTTCCACCGTGGCCTGGACCGCGTCGCGATCGCGGACATGCACGGCATCCCGACCCACTTCGGCGCGCTGTACGTCGCGAAGATTCACGCGTGCGGCGACGTCGAAGAGCTCGGGCTGGCGTCACTGCGCGTCGTTACAGACGCGGGTGTCGCGTTCATCGCTGACGCGTTCACGAACACCGTCGAAGCCGAGAACATGAACTTCCACGGCATGGGCACCGGCACGACCGCTGAGGCCGCGTCGCAGACTGCCTTGACGACCGAGTTGACGACTGAGTACAACCCGAACAGCACCCGTGCGACGGGAGTTCAGACCAGCCCGACGAACGTGTATCAGACGGTCGGCACGAACACGATCGACAGCGGCACGCCCGCGGTCACCGAGCACGGCATCTTCAGCCAGGCCGCGACGGGCGGCGGCACCATGCTCGACCGTTCGGTGTTCAGCGCGATCAACCTCGCGTCGGGTGACGGCATCCAGTTCACGTACCAGTTGACGTTCACGTCGGGCGGCTGAGCCGGTGGCGATGGCATCGGTCATCGCCACCTTCTCCGCTGGGGATGCGGCGGTCCTCGTGGCGCTCATCTCCGCGTTCGCCGCGATCATCGGCCCGGTGGTGCTGCTCCTCGTCTCGTCGCTGAAGCGGATTCGCGCCGCGGCCGAGGCTGCCGTGCACAACACCCAGCCCAACGGCCACGTGGACACCGCGACGGGTGAGCCGACACCGCCGTCGCCGTACGACACCCTCGTGCGGTCGCACGAGTACATCATCGGCCAACTCCACGCCGCGGCAGCCGAGGCGCGCGAGGCGGCAGCGCAGGCAGTCCTCGCTCGTGCTGCGATCAAGGCGCACGAGATCAAGACCGAGGCGCTGGCCCAGTCAGTCGAGAAAGGCTTTGCCGAAGCGAAGGCCGAACGGGACCGGCTCGCTGACATCCTCGACAAGCAGGTGGCGGGAGGCCAGCAGTTCGCGCAGGTCGTCGCGGCCGGCGCCCTGAACGTCCTCGCTCGGCTCGACGAACTCGACGGCGGGCACACCGTCGAGGCGCTGCGCGCGCAGATCGAGCAAGCGAACGGCCACGACGAGAGCGACGATGCCGAGTGACGTCGACAGCCAGATGCTGGCCGCGACCATCGCCGGGGCCCGTTCGATCCACGCGCTCGGCTGGCACCGCGAGGAGGTGGAGCAGGCCGCCGTCGAGCGGCTGGTCACGAGGCCCTGCCTCACGACTGCTGTCGCGTACCGGCAGGGACGGTCGGCTGCGATCGACGAACTCCGACGGCTCACGGCGTGGCGCTCGCACGGTGCTGGCGTGCGGCAGGTGCCGCTCTCCGAGGAGCACGAGCCGCCGTCACGCTCCGACCTCGACGCGGTCGACGACGCCGACCAGGTGGACCGATACGCCGCGCAGTTCGACGAGCGCCGCGCACTCATCATCCGCCGCGCCGCGCAGGGCGTCATGCTGCGCGCCATCGCCGCTGAACTGCACGTGGACCCCGCACGTGTCACGCAGCTCCTCGAGCGGGTCCGAGAACGTGGTCGGCCTGCGGCTTAGGATCGGCGCATGACTACCGGGCACGTCGTGCTGCCGATCCCCGGTGGCGTCGCACCTGACGGGTCGGGTACGGGGAACAACCCGGCGACCCCTGAGATGATGGTCTCGTCGGGCACGCAGACGACGAACTCAGCGAAGGCGTCGACGGTCTGGCTGCTGTTCGACCCGTCCACGGACGAGCATTGGCTGTGGGACTTCACGCTCCCGTCGGACTACTCGTCGGGCGGGACGTTGCGGCTCACGTGGGCGACGAAGGGCACGAGCACGAACGCTGTGTTCTGGAAGGGCGCGGCTGCGATCGGCGTGGTCGGCACGACCGACATGGACGCGATCGTGTTCGACACGGTGGTCACCGGGTCGGGTAACGGCAACGCGACGCAGGGCGTGACGACGCAGACGACGCTCGCGTTGACGATGACGAACGCTGCGGCGAACCGGCCGATCATCATCATGGTGGGCCGCGACGCGGACAACGCGTCGGACACCAACGCGTCGGACGCGTGCCTCATCGCCGCGACCTTCGAGTACACGACGACGTAACGATGGCCCGGCGTTTCGACGGCGGGAGCGCGACCGACAAGATCGCGACCGTCAGCGGCTCCACAGTCCCGCCGTTCTCGATCGGCTGCTGGATCAAGATGATTGCCTACGCGACCGGCAGGATCATCGCCGGTGCGGGCACGACGAACTCGTCGCACTCTGGTCTTCAGACGGGAGCGTCGACCGCGCAGCGGTTCGGTCTGCGCTGCTTGAACGCGACGACGCACATGGTGTGCGAGGTAACCGCCCCCGCTACGGGCGCGTGGATCTGTGTTGTCGGCGTGTGCACGGACAACCTGACAGCGGCGAACAACAAGATTTACACCGGCTCGCAGTCGTCAGCGATGGCGGCGCAGACGCACCAGTCCGACACGAACGGTGTCGGCGCCGCGACCACCAACAGTTCCGGTCAGATCGGCAAGTCCGGCACCGCGACGAGCGCCGTGAACGGCGACATAGCGCAGGCGTTCAGCGTCCCGTTCGCGATGACTGCGGACGAGGTGGAGCGGTTCCGTCAGGGCGATTGGTCGGTGCTGTGGCGTGGCGGCATCCCGAACTTCTTCGTGCCGATGGAGGCGGGCGGCGCGGGCCTGCGCGACCTCGGCCTCGCTGTGAACTGGGTGATCACGGGCACCCCTGATCTTGTCGAGGACCCGCCGATCGCATCGGGTCTGCGCGCGGTGCAGGCGGTCGTCGCTACACGCAAGGCGAGCACCCTGAACCTGGCTACGCCGTCGGGTGCGTTGACCCCTGCGGGTGTCGAGGCGGAGCAGACGAACAAGACTCCGGCCGGTGCGATGACCCCGAGCGGCACGCTGTCGAAGCCTGCGCTGAAGGCGATCACCGCGGCGATGACTCCTGGCGGGACGCTCGTGAAGCAGCGCACCGCGCCGAAGGGCGGGGGCTCCACGCCCACGGGTGCTGAGACTCGAGTGATCGGTAAGACCGTGACGGGGGTCTTCACGTGAGCCTCGCTGTCAATCAGGTCACCGGCACGCAGGCTGGCACCGCGTCGACGGCGGCTCCGTCGATCACGACGGTCTCCGGTTCGTTGCTCGTCGTCATCCTCACGCATTACGACGCGACGAACACACCTGCCAACGGCGACATCACCGACAACAAGGGCAACACGTACACGCTGCTCGAATCCCGCTACCTCGGTCCCGCCTCGGGCGGGGTTGGCATCTGGTACAACGACGGCGGCACCCGCGGCGCTGGGCACATCATCACCGGCACGATCACCCCCGGCGGCACCGGGTTCGGCTGCTGCTCCGTCGCCGTGTGCGAGATCACCGGGCAGAACGCGGGTGCAGCGGCGGACGCGACGACGCACGCGAACAACAACGACGCGTCATCGCCATACACCGTCACCGCGGCGGCAGCGATCAGCGGTAATCAGATCGCGATCGTCGGCGTCAGCCCTGACGACAACGGCAACGGCGGGACGTACACGCCGCCTACCGGCTACTCGGTCATCTTCGACGCGGGCGGCGCGATCGCCGGTGCCGACATCTTCTCCGCCTACAAGATCAACGAGACCGGCACCCCGACACCGTCCACCTCGTGGTCGGATGCTGGCGGGTCGTTCGGCGCTCAGGCGTTCGCCACGTTCAAGGAAGCGTCGGGCACGACCACCCCGAAGTCGGTCTCCGGAGCGATCACCCCCGCGGGCACGGAGACACGACTCACGACCAAGGCTCCAGCCGGAGGTCTGACTCCTGCGGGTGCGCTTTCGACGCTGTTCATCGGTGGCGGCGGCGGGACACACATGATCGTCGGGACGCTGACGACGGCGCTGATCAAGAACGTCGCCGCGTCGGGTGCGATCACCCCCGCGGGCACGCTGACACGGCTCGTGATCAAGGCGGTGGCCGGTGGCCTGACGCCTGCGGGCACGCTCACGAAGTCGATCCCGCGGACGTTCACGGGGAGCCTCACGCCTGGCGGCACGATCGCGAAGCGGACGAACAAGAACCCGGCTGGCTCGATCACGCCGACCGGCACAGAGTCCGAGGGCGACGCGAAGCTGCTGACCGGCTCGCTCACTCCTGCGGGCACGCTCAGCAAGTTCGTGACGAAGACCCTCACGGGCGGGCTCACCCCGTCGGGCACGCTGGTGTACGGCGACCAGGTCGCGCTGTCGGGCACCGAGCACCCGACCGGCACCGTCGCACGGCTCACGCTGAAGGCGCTGACGGGCGGGCTCACACCTGCGGGGTCGCTCTCCACGTCGTTCATCGCGGGCAGTCACACGACGAACAAGTCGGTCGACGGTGCGATCACCCCGACGGGCGCCCTGGCGCGGCTGGTGCTCCTCACCCGCACGGGTGGCATCACCCCCACGGGCACCGTGGCCAAGGTGGTCGGGAAGGCGGCCCAGGGCTCGCTGGGGGCCACGGGGTCCCTTACCACGGGGGCCACACACCCCAGGACTCTCACGGGCTCCCTGACGCCTACAGGCTCCCTCTCACGGCTGGTCATCAAGGCTGTCGGCGGGGGCCTCACCCCGAGCGGGGCCGAGACCAGGCTCGTCACGCGGACGCTCACCGCGGGCGAGACCCCGACAGGCACCGTCGCCCGCACCTTCCCTCGCACGCTGACTGGCACGATCGCGACGGCGGGCGCGCTCACGAGACGGGTGCTGAAGGCGCTGGCCGGCGCCCTCACTCCTGCGGGTACCGAGACGCGGCTCGTCACCCACGCGTTGAGCGGCGCGCTGACCCCGGCCGGGACGCTGAGCACACAGTCGGGCTCGACGGTCACCCTCGCCGGGAACATCACGCCGAGCGGGAGCCTGCACGTCCTCGTGACCCGCACGCTCACGGCCACGGAGCATCCGACCGGCACGCTCACACATCAGCAGCCGAAGTCGCTCACGGGTTCTGTCAGTTCTGTCGGTTCTGTCACCCGTCTCGTGACGCGCACACTGACGAGCTCCGTCTCGTCGACGGGTTCGCTGAACGCGCAGACGGGCAGCACGATCACGGTCGGCGGGACGGTCGCACCGGCAGGCAACCTCGACGTGCTCGTCACCCGCACGGTGACGGGTGCGATCACGCCGCACGGCACGATCGCGAAACTCGTCGGGTTCAACCTCGACGGCAGCGTGTCCTCGTCGGGCGGCTCGGGCCAGGCGACCGTCGACACGCTCCTCCTCACTGGCACGGTCACCTCGAGTGGCGTCGTCAGCGACAACGTGCGCCTGGTCCTGCTCGCCGTGCTGCACCCGACCGCCACGCTGGTCGCGGTCAAGGTGCCGGGCGTCGTGCCGACGACGTTCACGATCGACGCCGAGGTGCGCGCGCAGGTGCCGATCACCGTGCGGGTGCGAGCGCAGGTCGCGATCGAGACCGAGGTGCGGGACATGTGGTCGATCGCGGCCACCGCGCGGCGGGCATGAGAGACTGGCGTCCGTGACGACGGTCCTTGACCCGATCGAGGTGGGCGGCGCGGCCGAGGTGATCGGCCGGTTCTACACGTACCCGCTCGGCGTGAAGACGCTGACCGACCCGCCTGCCGTCTCGTTCGAGTACTACAAGCCCGACACCTCGCACGTCGTCATCCCTGTTGGCGACCCGCTGATCCTCCACGACGGGACCGGCCTGTACCGGACGATCGTGCCCGCCGACGACGACGGCGTGTGGCGCGGACGGTGGATCGTCTCGGGCGGCGCGACGGGCGCGCAATCAGTGACGTGGTGCGTGGCTGCAAGCGTGTTCGCCTAGCCCTACGGTGCACACCATGTGGCCGATGGTCGTGGCGTTCCTCCTGGTGTGGACGCTGGTCGCCGTCGTGCTCCTCGCGTTGTGGAACCTGGCGAAGCACTACTACCGGCGACGGCCGTACTAGCGTTCGCACGTGCCCGCCGTCCGCGCCTGGTCCCTCTGCTCCGACTGGATCACGGACGCGCAGCTAACGGACGGGTGCGCTGCGTGCGACACGGACCTGACGGCCATCTCCGAGGCCGACCGCGCGTACTCCATCACGCTCGCGTCGCAGGTGCTGTTCGAGTTGACGGGCCGCCGCTGGCCGGGCCTCTGCACCGTGACAGGCGAGCGGCCGTGCGGCCCGCACTCGCACGCTGACTGCGGGTGCTGCGCGCTCCGCACGGTGCGCCTCAGCAACGGCCCCGTCGACCGTGACTCGCTGGTCGTGCACCTCGACGGCGAGGTCGTGCCCGACGACGAGATCGGCCTGTTCAGAGGACGCGAGGTCGGGTTCGTGCGTGCGACCGCGGCCGACCCGATCCGCGCGTGGCTGTGCTGTCAGAACCTCGACCTGCCGCTCACCGAACAGGGCACCTACGGGTTCGACTACGCGTACGGCAACCTCCCGCCTGAGGGCTCGGTCTTGCCCACGGTGATGCTCGCCCGCGACTACGCGATGGCGTGCAACGGCGGGACGTGCGCGTCGTGCTCGATCCCCGACGAGGTGCAGACCCTCGTGCGGCAGGGCCTGACGATCACGATGCCGAACCCGCGTGACCTGCTCACCGAGGGGTTCACCGGTGTCGGGATCACGGACTCGTGGCTGGCATCTCTTCGCTTCGGTGCGAAGGCTCGACGGGCGACCGCGTCCCGTCCCACCGCTCGGCAGGCGCAGCGCGTGCTCTGATGCGGATCGGCTACATCGGGAACTTCAGTCGACCGTGGTGCACCGAGGTCCACGTCGCGGGCTCGCTCACGTCGCTCGGCCACGAGGTCATCCCGCTGCAAGAGAACGGCCTCGACTTCGGACGGGTGCAGCCCCGCTACGACCTGCTGCTGTGGACGCGCACGTGGGAGGTCGACAACGACGCGGCGCTCGCGTGCCTCGCGCGCTTCCGCGCGGCCGGCGTTCCGTCAGCGTCGTTCCACCTCGACCGCTTCCACGGCCTCGACCGCGAGTACCTGATCGGCACCGAGGCGTTCTTCCGCACCGACGTCCTCTTCTCCCCTGACGACGGGCCGTGGGAGAAGTACGGGGTCACTCACGTGTGGATGCCGCCTGGCGTGTATCACGCCGAGTGCGACCGCAAGCCAGCACGACCGGGACGCTGGCCGTGGGATGTGGTGTTCGTCGGGTCGCACCCGTACCCGCACAAGGAGTGGGAGCCGGTGCGCACCCGGCTGATCGACGCGTTCAAGCGCGCGTTCGGCAAGCGGTTCGCTGTGCTGCCCGCGCCGAACCGTCCGCTGCGCGGGCCAGCGTTGCAGGCGCTGTACTCGACGGTGCCGGTCGTGCTCGGTGACTCGTGCCTGATCGGCGCGCCGTCGAGGTACTGGTCCGATCGCATCCCCGAGACGCTGGGGCGCGGCGCGTTCCTGATCCACCCCGAGGTCGACGGGATGCCCGAGTGGTACGCGCACGGCGAGCACCTGATGACCTACACGGCGGGCATGACCGAAGGCGCGGTGAACGTCGCGCGGTGGGCGCTCGATCATCCCGTGGAGCGCCGCTACATCGCGGCGATGGGACAGGCGACCGTGCTGGGCCGTGACACCTACCGCCATCGGATGCAGTCCGTCCTCGAGCACCTGGCCGTCGCAGCGTGACGTACGCGCAACTCGGTGACTGGTCGGCCGTGTTCGAGCCACGCGACATCGACATGGCAGGCGACGACTTCGTGGTCGTCGTCGAGGTGTGGGACCGCAACGACTACCGGGTGACCGGGTTCTCGGGCACGGTGATCGACGTCGGCGCGAACGTCGGCGCGTTCACGGTGCTGGCAGCGAAGGCCGGGGCTGAGCGTGTGATCGCGATCGAGCCAGCCGAGGCGAACCGTGAGCGGCTGCTGCATCACGTCGCGTTGAACGGCGTGGCCGACCAGGTGACCGTGCTCGACGTCGCGGTCACGGGCAGGGGCGGCGCGTCGGTCGGCATCGTGGGTGATGGCGGTGGCGCGCAGGTCGCTGGCGCGGGCGACGTGAAGACCGTCTCGCTCGTCGAGCTCCTCGATAGGTACGGCCCGGTCGAGATGCTGAAGGTGGACATCGAGGGCGGCGAGTTCTCAGCGTTCGCAACGGTGCCCGTCGACGCGTTGCGACGTGTGGAGCACATCGCGATGGAGTGGCACGGGCCCGCGTCGCCGCATTTGTCATGGCTCGAAGGCGACGAGTTGGCGCGGCTGTTCATGCTGCTCGCTGACGCTGGTCGCGTCGAGACGTTCGGCCATCCCGCGCGTGGCGGGCTGCTCTACTGGTCGCGGTACTAACGTGCGCTTTACCCCCCTAGTGCGGCACCCTATTGACACCAACACCCAAACACGAAGGAGAGAGACCATGCGAAGGTTCCTACTGATAGCGATGAGTGCGGTGGCACTCACGCTCGGGCTCGCGGTCACCGCGGGCGCGACAGGCAGTCCACCCCCGAACACGAACGAGGTCGCCTACTGGTGCGGCGGCTCCGACATGGGGGTCAAGTACGACAACCTCAACTCGACGTCGTTCACCGTGCCTGCACCTCCCGATGGGAAGACGTGGACGTTGCTCGTGCTGAAGGCGGGCAGTGACCAGTCGGTCGAGCACGAGAACGAGACGTTCACGAACCCCGAGGTCGGGGAGTCGTACTCGCACTCGTCGGGGAAGACGCTGAGCCACGCGATCCTCTGCTACGGCTACGCGACCACGACGACGACCGCGCCGACGACAACGGGTGCGACCACCACGTTGGCCACGACGACGACCGCGGCCACGACGACCATCGCGACCACCACGACAGGTGCGACCACTACGGCCGCCACGACGACGGTGCCGCAGACCACGACGACCGTCCCGTGCGACGTGTTGCACAACTGCACCTCGATCCCCGAGACGACAGCGACCACCGCTGCCACGACGACCGTGGTGGCCACGACAGTCCCGGCGAGCACGACCACGGTCGCGCCGCCCACGACTGCCGCGCCGGTCGTCACCCCGGCCGCGCCAGTCGCGACCCCGACGGAACTCCCGCACACCGGCAGTGACACGGTGCCGCTCACCGCTGCGGGCCTCGGCCTCATCGGCGTGGGCGCGTTCCTGGTCCGCCGTATGCGGGCGGCGTGAGGGGCGACCTCGTCCCTGATGTGATGTTCGGCAGCGCCCTCGGGATGGGGGCGCTGTCGTTCGTCATGGTCGGGGGCGACATCGGCACGCACGGGCTCGGGCCGTACAACGCGTTCGTCCTCGCGGTCGCGTTCGCCACGGTCGTGGGCTCGTCGATCGCGCTGTACGTCCAGCGTCAGCGTCGGGTGAGGGAACGGCAGATGCGGGGCCGGTGGACCCGGTACTGATCCTCTCTCCGCACCTCGACGACGCGGTGCTGTCGTGCGGGCAGTTCATGGCGGGCCGACCCGACGTCGTGGTGGCGACCGTCTTCGCCGGGTACCCGCCTGCCCCGTTCCGAGTGACGACCCCGTACGACGAGCACTGCGGGTTCCGTCACGCGGCTGATGCGATCAAGACGCGGCGCGAGGAGGACATCACCGCGCTCTCGGTCCTCAACGCTGCGGCAATGCACCTCCCGTTCTGCGACGTGCAGTACGGGCAGGCGTTCGACTGGGAAGCCGCGTCGAGCATGGTCTCGTCGATCGTCGCGGCGGTGAACCCTGACTACGTGCTCGCACCGCTCGGTGTGCTGCACCCCGACCACTACCGCGTGACGTCGCTCGCGATTCGGACGGTGAGCGCCGACCGGCTCCGGTTCTACGCGGACCTGCCCGGCTCGGTGACTGATCCCGAGTCGATCTTGTACCGTCACGCGTCGATCGCCGCTGAGTCGAAGCGGCACAACGCGATGCTGCAGCGCACGTTCGTCGGCACGGGCGAGGCTGGTCTGAAGCTTCAGGCGTGCGAGCAGTACCGATCGCAGTGGCCTGTCATCGGCAACGAGGGCAACGGCCTCGGCCACAACTGTGTGATGACACCCGAGAGGTACTGGGAATGGGCGTGAGGCTGAACGTGGGATGCGGCGAGGACGTGCGCGACGGCTGGGTGAACATCGACACCGACCCTCGCTACTTCGGCCCGAACGTCAGCGAGGGCAGCGCGCGGGACCTGCGACGGTGGCACCGCTCCGCGGAGACGGTGCTGCTCAATCACGTGCTGCATCTGTTCACCTACGACGACGCCGACCAGGTGCTCGACGAGTGCGCGAAGTGTCTTGAGCCGCGCGGCACGCTGATCGTTGTCGACGCAGACATCATCGACGTCATCTTCTCGTGGCGCATCGGCTCGTACTTCGCGCCCGAGATGCAGGACCTCGTGAGCGATGACGTCGAGCCCACTGACGAGGGGAAGATCCTGCGGTGGGCGACGTGGCACGGGAGTCGACGCTCGATGTGGTCGGGCGAGTCAGTCGTCGAGCGGCTGCACCGTCGCGGCCTGCTCGCCTCGGAGATTCTGGAAACCTCGACCTGGGCTGGCGCCCGCGCGTCCGAGTCGTTCGTCGTCATCGGCGTTCGGTGATGTCAGCCCTTCAGCGTGATCGTGCACCGCACCTTCGACGGCGCGTACACGTTCGCCAGGATCAGCGTGCCGTCACCGGCCGGTGCGGTCTGCACGCCGAACGGACCGCAGTCGATGACAGCCGTCGTGTCACCGAGGTGCGAGTCGATCGCGACCGCGATGGTCGAGGTCTTCGGCTCGGGTGGAGTAGTGCCTGCCTGCGCGGCGACAGCCGGAATCGCGGCTGCCACTGCGACGGCGAGAACGATCAGTGCTCTGCGCATACCGGCAGTCTGCACCCGTGCCGATGAAGGTCGGGCTGATAGCCCGCGCGGAGAACCGCGGGCTGGGCATCCTCACGTGGGAAGTCGCCCGGCACCTGGTCCCTGACAGGGTGCTGCTCGTCGACATGGGCGTGCTCGGCCGCGGGTTCCCGATGCACCACGATCGGTTCGACCTGGACCGCACGACGATCGGGCTGTTCCGCGACGGGCGCCTGCCCGAACTCGCGGTGCGCGAGTGGATCGACGGCCTCGACGTGATCTACACGGCCGAGACGTTCTACGACCCGCGCATCGTGGGATGGGCCAACCTCGCTGGCGTCAAGACGGTGCTGCACGCGATGCCCGAGTTCCTGGGCCCCGAGACGCCACGGCCGACCGAGGTGTGGCTGCCGACACCGTGGCGCGCCGAGCACGCAGGCCCGCATCGGGTGATCCCGATCCCGATCCCGCTCGACCGTTGGCGGTGGCCGTCGCTCAACCGTGACGGCCCACTGCGCGTCCTCCACGTCGCCGGCCACCAGGCCGCCGCTGATCGGAACGGCACGGTGCCGTTCCTGCGGGCCTGCTCGATCCTGCACGAGGCCATCGACATCACGGTCATCGACCAGGACTGCCGCCCGTGGCAGACAGCGCGGGTCGGGCCGAACGCGTCGCTCACGATCCGACCCGCGGCCGAGAACTACTGGGAGATGTACGAGGACCAGGACGTGCTCGTCATGCCGCGCCGCTACGGCGGGCTGTGCCTGCCGGTGCAGGAGGCGATCGGCGCGGGCCTCGTGCCGATCATGCCGAAGGTGCCACCGAACGACTGGTACCCCGCGCTGCTCACGCAGTCCGCGCTCAACGGGCGACTGTTCACGCAGGCCGGGCCGTTGCGGATCGCGACGCCGCTTCCCTCGAGTATCGCCGCGGCGATGGACCTCCTCGCTCGCGATCGTGGGCAACTCGAACTGCACCGTCGCAAGGTCGCGGCGTGGGCCGAGGACCACTCGTGGGACGCGCTGCTCCCGACATGGCGTGCCGCGTTGGAGGCCGTGTGATCGAGCGCATCGACGCGTACGCGTCGTTCCCGCATTACGCCGAGCACATCAGGCCGGTGTGGGACGCGCTGCCCGCCGAGCGGCGCGGGAAGTTCCTCGCACCGCGCGGCACGACGTGGGGTGAGCGGGTCGGCACGCACAAGCCCGAGGCCGTCATCATCGCTGGCGCTGTCGACGCGTACCGCTGGCCGAAGCTGCCGCTCGTGATGGTCGAGCACGGCGCGGGGCAGACGTACTACGGCGACAAGCGGCTCGCGTCGTCACCGTCGTACTCGGGCGGCGACGACCTCGATCACGTCGTGCTGTTCCTCTGCCCGAACCGCGTCGTCGGTGAGAACTGGCTGCGCCGCTACCCGTCGGCGCGTGTCGCGGTGGTCGGATGCCCGAAACTCGACCGACTTCGCGAGGTGCAGCGTGAACGCACGGGGGTCGTGGCGGTGACGTTCCACTGGGACTGCCCGACGATCCCCGAGACCATGTCCGCGATGCCCCACCACCTGCGGGCCCTGCGTCCGCTAGGGCAGGCCCTGGGCGCCGCTGGGGGCTCCCTGGTCGGGCATGCCCATCCCCGTGGGGCACGGAGGTATGAGGGCGTGTGGGCGGCTGTGGGCGCCCCGTACTGGCGTGACGGGGCCGAGGTCCTGGCGAAGGCTGACGTCCTCGTCGCGGACAACACGTCGCTGATGTACGAAGCGGCCGCGCTCGGCATCCCTGTCGTGGTGCTCAACGCGCCGTGGTACCGACGCGACGTCGAGCACGGGCTGCGGTTCTGGTCGCACGTGCCGGGCCGCCAGGTCGACGAGCCCGACGACCTCCTCGACGCGGTGCTCGAAGCGATCGAGGACCCCGCTGCGCACTGCGCACTACGCTCGGCTGCCGTGACCCGGTGCTACGAGTACCACGACGACCACGCCGCTGGACGTGCAGCACGACAGATCCTCGACCTCCTCGATGGCTGACGTGCGGACCCGCATCGCGTCCGAGACGAACGACGCCTGGCTCACGTCGTTCGTGATGACCAACAGCGTCGAGACGATCGGGCAGTGGATCGGCCCGTGGCCGAAGCGCGCGGCACGGGTCGCGGCGATCGAGGCGCAACGACCGAAGCCCCGCGCCGCGCTGCTCCTGAAGGACGACCGTGGCGCTCCCGCCTGAGCGACCGTTCGACATTGCCGAAGCGATGCTCGACGCGATCGTCGACGCGTACGACACCGCTGGCGTCGACCTCCCCGAGCGGCAGTTCGTGTCGGCAGGCCAGGCCGTCGACGACTGCCCGATGCTCGCGATCTGGCTCGAATCGACAGCGCCGTCCGCGCTCGACCCGACGATCGACGTGTTCGACTCGAACAGCGCGTCGGCCGCGTTCGCCGGCCAGTCGGGCACGTACGTCATCCGGCTGATGCGATGCCAGGACGCAGTGCCGAAGGTGCGCAACAAGCGGGTGCTCGTGCCGTCAGTGGGCGAGGAGCAGAGCGACGCGGAGTTGGTGTTCGCTGACATGATCCGCGTGCACAACGCGCTCGTCGCCGCGGTGCAGGCGGGCATGGTCGCCTGCCACTCGTACGTGTTCCAGTCCGCGGCGGTGGTCGGTCCGAGCGGCGGGCACGTGGGCTCCGACACGCGCGTCAAGGTGGGCCTCGTCAGTGGCTAGTACGTCGAGCGCCGGGACGTTCGGTGTGCGCGTCGTGATGAACCCGACGAAGTTGGCCGAACTGCTGCGCGGGCCGGGCGGTCCCGTCGTGCGCCGACTGATCGAGGACGCGGAGCTCGTGAAGATCAAGGCGAAGGAAGAGTGCCCGGTGTTCGTGCCGCCCGACGCGTACACGGCATCGCATCGGCAACGGCCGCCTGGGCAACTGCGCAACTCGATCGTGAAGCGCATCGTCACCAGCCCGAGCGGGCCGTCCGCGCTCGTGGGCTCCGACGATCCCGTCTCCCTGTGGGTGCATGAGGGCACCGTCCCTCACACGATCACCGCGCGCCGCGCGCCGATGCTCGTGTTCTTCTCGAAGCGGTACGACCGGCTGATCCGCATCAAGTCGGTGCAGCATCCCGGCACGAAGCCGAACCGCTTCCTCATCCGAGCGTTGGCAGTCCTGAGAGGTCGGTACTGATGCCCCGCAAAGTGTTCGTGCAACCGCTGGTCCCGAACGACGACCCGCTCGTGTTCGTACTCGAGGGCAAGCAGCGCGTCGTCGACGAGAACGGCGAGACGAAAGAGGTGGACTGGATCGAGGAGTTCACCGCGATCCCGTCGGTGCCTGCGGGCATCGCCGCTGACTTCGTGGCGACGTTCTTCACCGACGCGCAGGGCAATCAGGTGTGGCCCGCCGATGCCCTTATGGGATACCTACAAGCGGTCGTGGTCGACGAGGACCAGGAACGGTTTGCGCGGTTCGCACGCGACCGGACCAAGGCGGTGAGCGCGTCGCTGCTCGGTGACGTCGTGCAGTGGCTCGCGCCGTTGCAGTCAGGCCACCCTTCGACGCCGCTCTCCACCTAGCGACGTGGGCTCTGGCCCACACGCAGTACGTGGAAGGGCGGCTCCTCCTCGCGGGCTACCGGCTCGACGACCTCACCCTGCGCGAACTCCTCAACGTCACGCTCGCGATTCGCGTCGACGGGCATCCGTTGGCCGACCTCGACGAGGCGCTGAAGGCTTACAGCGAGCACTTCGCCAAGCCGCTGATCGCGAGCCGCAAGCGGTGGGGCATCACCGAGGCCGAGTGGGATGCCAGAATGACGGCGCTGCCACCCGCACCACCTCGTGACCCGAACATGAAGCGGCCCGAACGGAGACCTGAGTAGTGCCGACGATCATCGGTGACGCGTTCGTCGAGATCAAGCCCGAGTCGAAGAACTTCTCGCGCGAGGCCGAGAGCGGCATCAAGGGTCAGATGAAGGACGTCGCGAAGGTCGCGGCTGGCGCGTTCGCCGCGACGTTCGCGGCGGAGAAGATTTTCGACTTCGGCAAGGAGTCGGTGAAGGCGGCTGACGAGGCTCGCAAGATCGCGGCGCAGACCGGTGCTGTCATCAAGAGCACGCAGGGCGTGGCGAACGTCGGCGCCGAAGAGGTCGAGAAACTGGCGCGGTCGCTGTCGCACATGAGCGGCGTTGAGGACGACACGATCGCGAAGGCCGAGAACCTGCTCCTCACGTTCACGAACATCCGCAACCGAGCGGGTGAGGGCAACGACATCTTCGATCAGACGACGACGACGCTGCTCGACATGAGCGTGGCGCTCGGCAAGGACGCGCCGGGCGCGGCGATCCAGTTGGGCAAGGCGTTGAACGACCCGACGAAGGGCCTGCTCGCGCTGACGCGTGTTGGTGTCTCGTTCACTGCTCAGCAGAAGGAACAGATCAAGGCGCTGCAAGCGAGCGGCGATCTTGTCGGCGCGCAGAAGCTGATCCTCGCTGAGTTGAACCGCGAGTTCGCGGGCAGCGCGCAGGCGCAGGCGACAGCGGGCGCGAAGTTCCACGAGTTCATCCACGAGTTGCAAGAGGACCTGGGTGCGCGGCTCCTCCCGGTGATCGACACGATCGAGACCGGCCTGATGCAAGGCATCCCTGTCGCACTCGACGCGGCGGCCAGTGTGCTGCGCGGGGCGGGCGCGATCTTCGAGCCGATCGCGCAGGGGGCTCGTGGGCTGTTCGCTGAGATTTTCGATCCGAACAAGGGCGCTCTCGGCAAGTCGAACTTCCAGCGCGGGCTCGAAGTCGTGCAGAACGAGTTCGACGCGTTCCTCCTCGGCCGCAGCACGAAGAACGCAGCGACAGCCGCGCAGGTCGCGAAGAACTTCGGCATCCCCGAGCAACGCGTCGCGGGTCCCGCGGCACCGCAGCAAGGCGGCCTGCTCGGCGTGACGCTCGCTGACGTGCAGCACGATAAGACGATCCTCGCTATTGCTGACGAGAACGCGTCGAACCTCGACAAGGTCACAGCGAAAGTCGCGAACACGATCAGCGATGTCTTCAACCTCGGCATCGAGGTGCATCCCTCGCAGATCGATCAGAACTTCAAGGCTGGGTTCGACGTCATCAAGACGAACTTCATCACCGGGTCGCAAGAGGTCGCGTCGTTCCTCTCGTCGCATGGCGGCGAAGCACTCGGCAACGCGATCCTCGATGTCGGCAACGCAACCGCGGCCGTCGTGCCGAAGGCAGGGCAGATCATCGGTGACGCGTTCGGCGCGATCGACCGCTTCCTCGGTGACAACCCCGGCGACCTGTTCCAGCACATCCGCGACGGTCTCGGCAATGGTGTCCTGAACGCACTCGACCTAGGGGCTGGGCTGGTACAAGCCGGGGTCGGCGGTGTGGTCACACGCGTGACGGGCTCGTTCCTCGCGATCGTCAACGGTGTGGGCGCGGGCATCGACGCGATCCTCGCGACACCCGGCGCGATCGCGCACGCGGGCGAGCACCTGGTCAACGCCTTCGCTACCACCGTGTCGAGCGCGGCGGCTGGCGCGGCGACCGACCTCGTGGACGCGGGCTCGGCAATGGTCGGTGGCGTCGTGCGGGGCATCACGTCGTCGGGCGAGCAGATCACGAAGGCGATCCTCTCGTTCATCCCGACACCGGGCGACGTCGTGGACTTCTTCAAGAAGGGCGCGGGTGTCGTCGGCGGTGTCATCAGCGGAGCCAAGCATCTGTTCGGCGGTGCGACGGGTGGCACGGTGCTGAGCGGCGGCTCGCTGCTCGTCGGTGAGCGCGGGCCTGAGATCGTCCGCCTGCCTGCGGGTGCGTCGATCACGCCGAACGACCGGCTCGCCAACCTGTCGCGTGGCGGTGCGACGGTCGGCGTCGGTGCAGGCTCGACGTTCCACGTGGAACAACTCATCGTGCCGTCGCCGCCTGACGCGTCGCCACTCGAGGTCGCGTCGACGATTGCTGAGCACTTCGCCTGGCGGTTCGGGATGGAGGCGGCGTGACGCAGTGCCGCACGATCCTGATCCGCGGGCTGCTCCTCGGTGACGACACGCCGTACCGGCTCGGTGACGTGTCTGGCCTGGGCATTCCCGACGTGAAGGCGAACGACGTCGAGCGTGGTCACGCTGACGGTGATGTCGGGCAGAACGACCACTACCAGCCGCGCCCGCTGCTCGTGCCGATCACGATCGGCCC